CGACGTCGAGGGGAACGTAGATACCGAACGCGATGCAAAGTGCGAGGAGTGCCGGGCTAGGGAGTTCGTGGGCGGCTTCGACGGCGGTGAGCGCGATGGGGGCGCCGTTTTGGACGGACCAGGTGAGCCCGTCGCGCGTTTCGGCGAGTTGGGTCAGGGTGCTGGAGTCGGCCAGGTGGTCTACGACTTGGACGCCGAAGGGGATCATCGGGTCATCGGGCAGGGGCATGGAGTTGTGCATTCCGGACCTTCCTCGTCACGACGCTGTAGGAGGGGAGGCCCCGGGGGAAGAGGTCGGGGTACGGCCTTTTGGCCGTGAAGGCACGTTATGTGACAGGAGCAAAAGAAGTAAAGTCCCCAACCGTTGCCTCAAAGCAAATTTTACCCGCTCTGATCAGGCAAAACGCCGGAATGCCGCTATTCGGGCATAGGAAAAAGCGGCACCCGAGGGGGTCACGTGCCGCTTCCTGTATGACGTACTTCGAGGTCAGGTGGTTCACATGTCGGAGCGGTGGATTGCGGCCATCGCCCTGAGCTTGCGGACCGCGTCTTCGAGGGGGATGCTCGCGTCGAAGCTGGTGCGCAGGTCAAGGCCGTCGCTGGCGTAGTGGTAGTGCCATTTGCCGTCGGGGCGCACCCATGCCTCTAGGAGCTCGCCGTCGCGGAGCGGGGGCTTGTCGCGTAGGCGTAGCTCGGGGTCGGTGGCCTCTATGGGGGGCCGTCCTCCTGCGGGCACGAGGATCGGACCTGTCGGCGGGGCGTGCCCTTCGAGGAGGCGCGCAATAGTGCCGGACGGGTACTGGTAGGCCCTGTCGAGCTCCAGGAGCGTGCCCGTGGCAAAGGTGTGCTCGGCGCCGCTTTCCAGCCTCTGCAAGGTCTTGTAGTTCACTCCTGTCGCGCGCGAGAAGGCCGCGAGCTTCTTGTACTCAGGGCTGAGGTCTTGCCGACGCTGTGTGAGTACCTCTCGTACATGACGCCTATCGCCATCACTGTCAGTCACGGTGTCACTCCCTTCTGGTGGTAGAGCCTAGATGAGTATGCGGACTCACTAGGACTCGCGCAAGGAGTCTAGGACTCCTGTCTCCAAAGGGATAGAGAAGGCTGCCCTTACGGGCACATGAGTCTGTAAACCTTTACCCCACAAGGACTCAAAGTCCCCATGTGTCCACATCAGTCCAAGAGTGGTCTTGCAAACATGGACTCTGAGTCCTAGTGTGTCTGTCATGCCAGTCACCGACACGGCGGACCACAACGGTCCGGCCATACGAGACTTCCGCCGGATCCGTGGGATGAGCTGCGCAGACCTCGCCGCGCAGGCCGAGATCCACGAACAGACCCTCCGCAACCTTGAGCTCTACGACTCCGTGACTCGCCCCAGCAGCCCGAAGGCTTGCTCCTTGGAGGTCTTGGAGCGCATCGCGAACGCCCTCGGCGTGCGGGTGCTCTCGGTCTCCCGAGGCCCTGCGCGGACGGCTGTGGAGAGTGCGGCATGAGCGAGAAGCAGCTGTACACCCCCGCAGAAGCAGCCGAGTTCCTCGGAGTTTCCGAGCGAACCGTGTACCGGATGATCGCCGCCGCCGAATTCCCCCGGCTGGTGGACGTTCGCCGCAAAGGCTCACAGAGGCCCAAGACGCGAATTCGCCGCGATGACCTGATGCGTCACGTGGAGCGGGCCACCCGCTCCGTGGCCTGACCACACGAAAAGACCCCCACCAGGAGCTGACCCCGGTGAGGGCAATGGCACCCATCGAAAGGAAACGTGCCGTGATTCAGATTAGCGACACCTTGACCATCAGCGCGACACGCCTGATGGATCTCGCCCGGGAGGTCACCCTCCAGTTGGGCGAGTGGCAGTACCACAAGCACCTCGTGGTGTCCGTGAACAACTGGCAGATCGCTCGCCCGTCGATCTTCTTCACCCTGTCCGCTGACGCCGACCGCACCACGCGCCTCGACTTCATCGACGCGTTCGCGATGGCGGTGGACGGCAGGGTGCGCACGCTTCCCCGGCAGGGCGGTGGCTGGCTGATGTCGGTGAGCTACCAGGACGTGTCGGGTGTGCACGTGGGTGCGTCGGTGGCGGTCACCGGGGCGGAGGTGGCCCGGTGACTACCGAGATCGATGCCGCTGTCGCCCGCCGTCTGGTGCGAACGCACCGCGACGAGGCGACCGCTGAGGCCCGCTACCACGCGACGCTCGCCCCCGTGCAGACGGAGCGGCTGTGGCACATGGACGAGGACGACCTGGGCTTCACGTGCGCCCGGTGTGGTGAGCACTTCGGCGGGTTCGTGTCGCCGTCCCACGCCGCCGCCAACGCTGTGGACCACAACAAGGCCTGCGAGGTGCCCCGTGGCTGAGCGCATCCAGCACCCCACCACTGCCGACGTCCGTGAGCGTCTCGACCGCATCCAGGAGTCCCTGGACGGAATCCGCGCCTACCTGTGCCTGTTCGACGCGATCCCCGACACCGGAATCTCCGAGCGCATCGTCGCCGCATTCCGGGAGATCCAGGTCGACGCCGGTGGCGGCGCCCGCTGCCAGCAGGCCGTGGCCGCGTGGGCGACGGACCTGTCGTCCGCTGTGGGCGCTGACGTGGCGGCGCTGCCGGAGGCCGGTGACCTGCTCGCCTCTGAGTCGCTGTGGTTGGCCACGGCTGACGCTGAGGATCGGCAGGGCGTGTGGTGGGCGGGCCCGCAGGAGGACCGCGAGGACGACACCGCTGACCGGCATGACGAGTGGGTTGAGGACTGGAACTCCACGGTCGCTGAGCTTGCCGACCGCGACGACATCCGGGCCGACCACCCGTTCCCGATCGACCCCGACGAGGAGGCGCAGTGGTGACCGCTCCCGCGAAGGTCCACAAGAGCCGGATCTACACGGACGAGCCCACCTGGGTTGCGAACTGCAACCGCTGCTGGTGGTACGGGTCCTACCGGTCCTGGCACGTGGCTGTGGACGCGGCTATTCAGCACGTCCGCCACTGGGCTTTGAAGGAAGAGGCTCACGACGCCCACCAGGGGGTGCCTTTCTGATGACCGCCACCGACGAGCGGACCGCCGCTCAGATCCCCGCCGTCACCGAGCCCGGCGTGTACGACCTACCCGAAGCCGTTTACCACGCCGACCCGGTCGCTGGCGGATCGCTGTCCAGCACCGGAGCGCGACGCCTCCTGGAGTGCCCGGCCCTGTTCGAGTACGAGCGCCGCCACAAGCGCGGCCCGAAGAAGGCGTTCGACATCGGGTCCGCCGCCCACCACCTGGTGCTCGGCACTGGACCGGAGATCGTTGTCATCGACGCCGACTCCTACCGCACCAAGCCCGCCAAGGAGCAGCGCGACGCCGCTCACTCCCGCGACGCCATCCCGCTGCTGCCCTCCGAGTACGCCCTGGTGGAAGCCATGGCCGACGCGCTGAAGGACAACCCCACCGCCGCCCGGGTGTTCGCCCCCGAGCGTGGCCCCGCTGAGCGGTCGCTGTTCTGGCAGGACCGGGAGACCGGGGTGTGGTGCCGGGCGCGCCTGGACCACATGCCCACCGCCGAGTACGACGCCCGCTGGTTCATCGTGTCCGACTACAAGACGACGAAGTCAGCGGACCCGGAAGAGATCGCGAAGGCGGTCTACAGCTACGGCTACCACATCCAGGCCGCCATGTACCTGGAGGCCGTGCGGGCTCTGGGCATCCACCGGGACCCGCGCATGGTGTTCGTCTTCCAGGAGAAGGCGCCCCCCTACATCACGACCGTCGTCGAGCTGGACCACGTCGCGCTGAAGATCGGCCACTCCCAGTTCCGCAAGGCGCTCGCCTTGTACAAGCAGTGCTCCGAGTCGGGCCACTGGCCGGGCTACTCCGAGCAGGTCGAGACCATTTCGCTCCCCGTGTGGGCTGAGCGCAAGCACGAGGAGGACATGTGAACCAGCACCCGAACCAGGTCCAGCAGTACCGGAGCAACGGTCAGATTCAGGCTGCTCAGCCAATCCCCATGCCGAACCGCGTCGGGCAGGCCACCGCCGTCGAGCAGTCCCGCGCGGTCGCTGAGGTGCAAGCCGCGATCGTCGTCGCTCAGCAGTGCCCCCGCGACATCAACGGGGCCCTGGGGCAGATGCGCCAGTCCTGCCAGCAGAAGGGCCTCGCAGAGCGGGCGTTCTACCGGTTCCCCCGGTCCGGCCAGACGGTCACCGGTCCGTCGGTTCACCTCGCCCGGGAGCTCGCCCGGTGCTGGGGCAACATCCAGTACGGCGTCTCGGAGATGCGCCGCGACGACGAGCAGGGCCAGTCGGAAATGCAGGCGTGGGCGTGGGACGTGCAGACGAACACCCGAAGCTCGCAGACGTTCATCGTTCCGCACAAGCGAGACCACAAGTCCGGGCCGAAGCCCCTGGTGGACATGCGGGACGTGTACGAGAACAACGCCAACAACGGTGCGAGGCGTCTGCGCGAGGCGATCTTCAGCGTGCTCCCTCCGTGGTTCGTGGAGGAGGCGTCGGGGCTGTGCAACCAGACCCTGACGGACGGCGGTGGTCGGTCTCTGCCACAGCGCATCGCGGACGCCACCAACCTGTTCGGGTCGCTGGGGATCTCCGCTGACCAGCTGGAATCGAAGCTGGGGCGCAAGTCGGGCCAGTGGACCGAGCACGACGTGGCTCAGCTGGGAGTCATCTACAAGTCGCTCCAGCGCGGCGAGGTGACGCGGGACGAGGAGTTCCCGCCGGAGCGGATCACGGATGAGGCGCTGGCCCCGGCGCCTGCGAAGAAGCCGGAGCCGACGGAGCAGGAGCAGGCTGCGGATCAGGAGTGGCTGAGCGGTCCGGACGACGAAGAGGCGGCGACCTACGCGGAGTTCGCGGGCGGTGGCCGGTGATGGGCGCGCGTGAGGCCAGCGACTACCACTTCCAGGACGAGACCTGCCTGTTCATCTCCCCGAAGGGGCAGGACTTCGGGCTCGGAGTGACCCGCGTCGATGACGGAATCCATGTCGGCTTGGCCGACAAGGAAGGCGACGGGGCGTTCGTGGTCCTGACCGACGACCAGGCCGCGACCACCGGCCGTGAGCTGCTGCGGCTGTCGGTCGGCCCGGTGTACGAGTCTCCGGAGGAGCTGGCCGCTGAGGTCGCCCGGCTGCGTGAGGAGTCCGCGCGCGTCGGTCGTTGCGGAGCCGAGTCCCGCCGCCTGCACCCCGACGGCCGCGCCGAACCCACCTTCTGCGCCCTGCCCGCCGGACACGCCGGATGGCACCGAGACGACAGCGGGACCACCGAGTGGAACGGCCCCGAGCCCGCCCCGCGTGATGGCGATCTGACCCGCACCCTCCGCGACGCCATGAAGCGGTACGGCGTGCCCGCCGTGATGGCTGAAGCCGGACGCCTCGCACAGCAGCGCCTCTAGACCACCCCCTAGGGCCGCTCCCGTTGCGGGGGCGCGGGAGCGGCCCACCCCCGAAGGAGACACACATGACCAAGGTCATCGGTATCGATCCGAGCCTCACCAGCACAGGCGTCGCGTCCCCCCTCGGGTGGACCGAAGCCATCAAGACCAAGAAGCCCCGAGGCCTCCCGCGCCTGCGGTCCATCCTCGACGAGCTGCGCACCTACACGCTCGGGGCCACCCTCGTCGTCATCGAAGGCCCCTCCTACGGGCACGGAGGCTTCCGCCAGCACGAGGAACTCGTCGCGCTCCGGTGGATGATCTACGACCTCCTCGACCGCGCCGACACCCCCTGCGTGCTCGTCCCGCCGTCGTCGCTGAAGCTGTGGGCGACCGGCAAGGGCAACGCGAGCAAGGAGGACGTGGCCGCCGCGATGGACCGCCGTCACAACGGTGAGTTCCTGGAGAAGAAGCGGTTCGACGAGGCCGACGCGCTCGCTCTCGCGGAGATGGGCGCCGGATGGCTGAACAACTGGTGCCTGTCTCCGGAGCGTCAGCGCGCGATGGCCGGTGTGGAGTGGCCAGAGCTGGAGGTGGCCCGGTGAGAACGTCCGCGACCCTCCCCGCCGACCACGGGCGTCGCACCTCCCCCCACTACCGGCTCGCCGCCGCCATGCGCAACACCGACGAATGGGTCCACATCGGCGACTACGGCAGCCGCAAGACCGCGTCATCCATCGCGAGCAACGTCCGCAACGGCCACTGGCCCGCCTACCGCGACCGCCGCTACGAAGCCGAAGCCATCACCAACGAGCACGGCGTCCACCAGGTGTGGGGCCGCTACGCAGGCGAAAGGAGCACCCGACGATGAGGCACATCCGCACCGCACCCCAAGGCACCACCCCCCTCGCGGACACCCGCCAGTGGGACTGGACCACCACCTCCGCCTGTCGCACCGACGACATGGGTGTCTTCTTCGCCCCAGACGGTGAGCGTCAGGCCGACCGTGAAACCCGAGAGGACAAGGCGAAGGAGATCTGCGCCAGGTGCCCCGCCCGCACCGACTGCTTGGAGTACGCGATCACCCGAGGCGAAACCTATGGCGTGTGGGGCGGCATGGGCGAGGACGAACGCGCCGGAGAGAGGCGCCGGCGTCTGCGCCGAGTCAGCGAAGCCCGCCGTGCCGAGAGGCCGCAGGAGATCCGCCGCCCCGGGCCCGTGAGGGTGCCCGGGTTCGGCACCCAGCGGCGGCTCCGTGCGCTCGCGGTCGTCGGGCACGGGCCCACGATGATCGCCGCCCGCATCGGAGGCGTGTCGCAAAGCGCTCTCGCGGACTGGCGGGGCCGCACGGTCCGCCCGGTCCCGCAGGAGACCGCGGAGGCGCTGGCTCGCCTGTACCCGTCGCTGCTGGAGGAGGCTCCGGGCCCGTTGGCCGCGCAGGTGCGGGAGAACGCACGGCTGCGCGAGTGGCTGGGCCCGGAGGCGTGGGAGGGCGTGGACATCGACGACCCGGCTGCGCTGCCCCGCCTGGTGGCTGTGGAGGACACCCGGTCTGGTCAGGCGGCGATCGAAGAGGCTCGGAAGCTTCTGGCTGAGGCGGGCATCAGTGCTGACATCGTGCCGCAGGCCCACACCACTGCCGCCTGAGGAGGCCCCCCATGTTCCACATGTCCGACGCCGACAACTACGAGTTGGCCGTCACTGACCACAGCATCGTCACCTCTCGCCCGGACGGTCCCGGGCCCGCGATGTTCACCGTCCTGGCTGCCCCGAAGGGCGAGAAGGCGATCGAGCTGGCGCGGCAGATCCTCCGCGCTGGCGAGGTGGACGCCGAGATCGTCACCCGCCTGACTGCCTGACCCCATTGTCTGCCCGCCGTGGCCGCTGACCCGACTCCGGTCACGGCGGGCCCAACCCCCAAGGAGGGGACATGCACGACACCCGGACACCAGACCGCATCCTCACCATCGCCGCCAGCTTCGTCATCCTCATGGCCACCCTCGGCGGCGCTCTCTCCATCGCTGACGGCGAGTGGGCGACGCTCACGTGGCAGGCCATCGCCGCCGTTGGCTTCGCCGCCGCAATTGTTCAGCAGCGACGCGCCTCCGCCCTTCACGCGTTCCTGGAGGTGCAGCGATGAGCGCCGCTTCCCGTTTCGCCGCCTCACTCGCCACCCTCACCGCCGCACACCACGCAGGTGACTACCTGCTCCAGACCGACCACCAGTCCGCATGCAAACCCGCCGCCAGCGACCGCGGCGCCGTCGTGTGCTCCGAGGGCGAGTCATGGCGGGCACTCGCCGGACACATCGCCTCCTACCACGCCGTGCAGGCCGCCGGGCTGGTGGTCGCGAACAAGGCGCTCGGGTTGAAACTCCGCCCCGGACGTGTCGCCGCTGGGATCGCTGTCAGCGCCGCCACGCACGCCGTCATCGACCGCAGGTGGCCCGTCCGCCTCTGGATGGACCACACCGGATCCGCGGACTTCCGCACCCGCGGCGGGGCAGCGCACGTCGACCAGGCCCTCCACCACGCATGCCTGTGGGTGGCGGCGCTCGTCATGGCAGGAGGCGAGCGGTGAGTTACGACTACGACCTGTTCCGGCAGCCCGCGTGGACCAGCCAGTACGACCCCGACGCCGAGCACGACCAGCAGGTACGCGAGAAGCACTCCGCGATCCTCGCCGTGATGCTCGACGAAGCCGGACAGGACTACGCCGCCGACCTGGTGCGCAAGGCGCCCACCGACGGGCAGTGGCCGTGAGGCACGCCGAAAAGCCCGCACACAGGCGGGCTGATTCGTGCAGGCCGTCCTACTCGGTGACCTTGCCGTCGCGGATGCGCGCTACGTACTCGCGCGTCCACCCCGAGGCCTCGGTGACAGCGGTCAGGCGTCCGAGGACCTTCGGTTCGCCGCGCTTCTCAGGGAAGGCGTCGCGGATGAGTTGGAGCTTGCGGGCGCGGAGGTCGGCTTCCTGGCGGGTGATCTTGCGGATCTCTTCGATGCGGTCGTCGTCGTTCATGCCTACTAGGTTCTCACACAAAGTAGGCAAACGAAATATGCCTACTCAGTTGACATGAGAACTGAGTAGGCATACCTTGAAGACGTCAACACGAACTGAGTAGGCATACAGAGTTCAAGGAGACCCGCATGGCTCGGAAAAAGCCCGAACGGTGGCGGTGCCTGACCGTTGGATGCAACCCCGTCCTTAAGCACCAGAAGGTCGCCGAGCAGCACCGCGACCAGACCGGCCACAGGATCGCCCGATGGCCCGTCCGCTCCGCCGAAGGCCACCGCAAGCAGCGCGAACGCAACCGGGAGCAGTGGGAGACCACGCGCGAACTCCTGGGCTTGCAGCCCGACGGGTTCCTGATCGACCGGGAAGCCGAAGCCGAGTACTTCGGCAGCTAGGCACCTGCCTCCCGGGGTGGTGGTAGTAGTAGGCCCCTTTTTTCCCGAAAACTTTCTGAACTGCGGAAACGCAAAACTTTCCAAGGAGCCACCTGTGAAAGCCCGCGACCTCAAGCCCGGCCACGGCCTCCGCGCCCACGGCCGCGCCTGGAGGGTCACCCTCGTCCAGGCCCAGGACGACGGCGGACTGTTCGTCTACCTCGACGCCGACGACGGCGAACTCTTCCGCATGTACGACCAGGCCGAGCTGCACACTCACCCCGACAAGGACATCGAGGTCTACACGTGAGCATCCGCCAGCGCATCTGCTTCATCGCCGCGTGCGACACCCCCGGCTGTACGCCCTACGACGACCACGACTTCGTCCCGTACTTCGACAGCGAAGAGGAAGCCGTCGAGAACCTGGTCACGAACTGCCACTGGACTCGTGACGGCGACTTGCTGTTCTGCCCCGCCTGTACCGCCCGCCGCGAGTGCGAGCAGAAGGGTCACCGGTGGTGGCAGTGGGGCGGCGACCCCGACACGGGCGTGACCAATCAGAGCTGCGAACGGTGCGACGCCCACCAACTGGTCGCCACCCCCACCATCCGGAAGGACGTCCCGTGAAAATCCGTCAGCTCCGCGTCGGCAACACCTGGATCTGCCAGGGCCACCGCCGCTACGTCGCCACCACACCGTTCCCGGTCGGCAGAGGTTTGTACGCCTTCGACACCCACCTCGGCGGCCCCGGCGGACCGGTCGAGCACCACCGCATGCCCGGTGACGAACTGGCCCATGCGGAGGTGGCCCGGTGATGCTCCGCCTCGTCGATGACCAGGACACCACCCTCGCCGGTTTGGCCCGTGACGCCGACGTGACCGTGACGATCCGCGGTCGTGTGGTGGACGCCTACGAGATGGGCGGCCTGCACCACTACGTGATTCAGGACGCGGCTGGTCGCCGACATGTGATCGCGCCCGTTGAGGACGCGTCCACGATCGTCCGCTCATGAGGACGGGCCCCGGATGAAGAAAGCACCCGGGGCCCGCACCACTCACCGTACCGACTGCAAGGAGCACACCATGACCCTCCCGGACGCCTGAGCCGCATGGAGCAGCCCGGAACCACCAGCAACCCCTATGAGCACGAGAACGACCACGAAGACGCCTAGGAGCGACATGAGCACCGAGAACTCCGAGCACGCCACCATGCACGACGGCTACACCGCCTGCAGCCTCAACGTCTGGGACGAGGGCGTCAAGTCGTCCACCTCCCTCGCGACCGTGGACTGCGATGAGTGCCTGCGCGTCCTCGTCGGGACCGCCTACGGCGACGACATGTTCGCCATCAACGCAGAGGCCGTCCGCCACTACCTCAACGTCCTGGAGTACGGCGAGGACGCCATGAAGCCCGTCGCCCCCTGACACACGACGGGACCGGGGCGTATACGCCGCCCCGGTCCCACCACCAGCAAACCACAAGGAGAACGCCATGAGCACCACCGAGTACGAGATCCACCCCGACGACTGCGTGTGGGACGGCGAGGTGTGGCCCGAACACAACTTTCCGCCCGAGGACGAAGGCAACGAGTGCCTCCGCTGCGGCGCCGAAGCCGAAGCCGACTAGCAGACCAGCCCGTCCGGACCGGGCCGGGACCGCGTGCAACCCGCGGGCGGGCACCAACACCGACCAGACCAACACCCCCAAGGAGGGGCCGTGAACACCTACTACACCGACGACCAGGTCACCCTGCTCCTCGGCGACGCCCACGACACCCTCGCGCAGATGCCCGACGGCTCCGTCGACTGCATCGTCACCAGCCCTCCCTACTACGGGCTCCGCGACTACGGGAACCCCGGCCAGTACGGGCTGGAGGCCACCCCAGCGGACTACGTGGAGACCATGCGTGCGGTGTTCTCCGAGGCCCGCCGGGTGCTCGCCGACGACGGCACCCTGTGGCTCAACATCGGCGACTCCTACGCCTACCCCGGCACTTCCGGGCGACAAGGCAGCAAAGGCCAGCGTGCCGACCGTACCCACACTGCCGAAGGCATCCGCGGCACCCGCACGATCCCGCCGAAGAACCTCCTGATGATCCCCGCGCGGGTCGCCATCGCGCTCCAGGACGACGGGTGGATCCTGCGCTCCGAGGTCATCTGGGCCAAACGCAACCTGATGCCCGAAGCCGTCACGGACCGACCCACACGCGCCCACGAGCAGATCTACCTGCTCACCAAGAGCCCGCAGTACCACTACGACGCCGACGCCATCCGTGAGCAGTCCTCCAAGGAGCAGGAGGAACACAACCGGCGCTACGCCCGCTCCTACGAGGCGCACACCGTGCGTGCCGCGGCCACCGGCCAGCCCGGCAACGTCAACTCGGTGGGGATCCACTCCCGGCCAGGCAAGGGCGGTCGCAACGCCCGCACGGTGTGGACCATCAGCCAGACCCCGAACCCGCAGGCGCACTTCGCGACGTTCCCCATGGAACTGCCGATCCGCTGCATCAAGGCCGGATGCAAGCCGGACGGGACTGTTCTCGACCCGTTCTCCGGGTCCGGCACCAGCGGGGAGGCCGCGCGCAAGCTCGGCCGCCGCTACATCGGCATCGACCTCAACCCCGCCTACCACGACCTCGCGAAGGCTCGCTTCGCGCAGGGCGTCCTGTTCGCCTAGCTCCCGCCGCCTGACCCCGGCACCCACCCCCACCGCCCAATCCGAAACCAGCATCCACCGAGGAGGCCGCATGGCCTGGGTTCGCCTCAGCGACGACTTCTACGACCACCCCAAGTTCGACAAGGCGGGGACGCTCGGAATCGCGCTGTTCACTGCCGGACTCGCGTGGGCCAACCGGAACCTGTCCGACGGGTTCATCCCGCGCAAGGCGGCCCTGCGGCTGCTCGACTTCGAGGACGTCGTCGAAGCGGTGCGTAACGCAGACCGTAACGGCGTTACTAACGGCTTACATAACGACGACCTAACGCCCGCAATCACGCGCGGAGCGGTCCAAGCACTCGTCGACGCCGGTCTGTGGCACGTCGAGGAGGACGGATACCGCATCCACGACTACCTCGACTACCAGGCGTCCAAGGAGCAGATCGAGGCCGGGCGTGAGAACAACGCCGCACGTCAGAAGGCATGGAGAGAGCGCAGGAAGGCCGAGAAGCAGGCCCAGAAGAACGGCGAAAGTAACGAGAATCGTAACGGCGTTACTAACGGCACCGTAACGGGTGCTCCCAACCCCAACCCCAAGAAAGAAGAAGTACTACGTACTTCTTCTAGTACTGGCGAAGTCACCGACCTCTTCGGCAACCCCATCGAGGACGAGGAACCCAAGCCGAAGCCCAAGGCGAAGAAGACCAAGGCCGAGAAGGAGAACGACCCGTTCTTCATCGAGTTCTGGGACGCCTACCCCAAGAGCACCGGCAAGCCGACCGCCGTGAACGCCTTCGCCAAAGCCGTCGATGCCGGGGCTGACCCCCGTCAGATCATCGAGGGCGCCCGCCTGTACGCGCAGATGTGGGACGGCGCCACCCCCGAGGAGCGCCAGTACATCACCAAGGCCTCCAACTGGCTCAACGACGGCTGCTGGGACGGGTCCTGGCACATGCGCGACATGAGTCAGGCCAATGGCGGCCGCCACCTCCGCGCGGTGTCTGGCGGCTACCAGCCGTACCGCAACCCCACCGACCAGTCCGTCTACGACGAAGGACTCCTCTGATGAGCGACAAGATCGACCTGATCAACCGGGCGCGCGCCGCGTTTCCGCACATCACCCCCGCGATCCCCAACTTCGACGCCCTCGACGAAACGGGCGGCGACAGCTTCACCGCGATCCGCGACACCGCCGCGATCATCGAGACCACGAACAGCCTCATCCCGCCCCTGTACCAGCGGGCCGACGTCACCGACGAGCGCATCCTGGCATGGGTGGACGCCCTGGTGGCGAACGCGAAACCGAACCAGTTCTCCCGGGTGCCGTACCTGAAGACCGGCCCTTCGGTGCTCCTGACGGGCATCACGGGCGTCGGTAAGACCCACCAGGCGTTCGGGGCGCTGCGTCGCCTGTCGATCATCGGGGTCGGGTGCGCCCCGGTGGCGGCGTCGATCACGGACGTGTACGCGAAGATGCGCCCCCGTCCCGGCGTGGACTCCGAGGCGGTGTTCGAGTCCTACGCGAACGCGCCGCTGGCATTCATCGACGACTTGGGGGCGGCGAAGGCCACCGAGTGGACGGAGGAGGTCACGTACCGGCTGGTGAACCACCGGTACGAGAACCAGCTGGCGACGGTGTTCACGTCCAACGTCGGCGGCAAGGAGCTTGGGGCTCGGGTGGGGGAGCGTGTGGCTTCCCGGTTGATGGGGATGTCGCAGCGGGTGTCGATCAAGGGGCAGGACCGTCGCCTTGGTGGTGCGGCGTGACCGCCCGGGGCCGGGGTGAGCCCGGCATCCCCGCTGACATCCGTCTGATGCAGCAGCTCGCCGTCCACGCGTCCAAGCGCGGTGTGGAGATCGACGTGACCACGAACGCCGAACGCCGCCGTGCCGTGCTGGCGCACGCGGACCTGGCGGAGCGGCTGTGCGAGGAACCCCTGAGCTTCGCCCGCCCGGACCAGTGGACCGGGTACATCCCGCCCGCGGTGTGGCAGGGCACCCCGAACACGTCCCCGCGCCGCCGCGCTCTGGTGGAGATCTATGAGGAGGCCCTGTCCAGGGGCGCTGTGACCCGCAAGGAGGCGGCATGATCACCGACCCCCGCGCCGGATGCACCGGCCTCAACGAGGAGATGTTCCGGCCCACCACCGTCACGGGACGCCGTAAGGCACTCGCGGTGTGCCGCCACTGTCCGATCAAGGCCGCCTGCTTGGAAGCGGCCCTGGCCGACCCCACGGGCGCTTACGGGCGCATCGCAGGAGGCACCACCACCGACGAACGCGCCCACATCGCAGCCGTGCGAGACCGCGCCCGGGTTCGAGTTGCGCGCCCGAAGGTCGCGTCCGCGTACCGGGACCTGTGGGACGGCGCTGTGGGCGAGTCGACGGACCCGGCGCGCAGGCAGGCGGCCCGGCACATGGTGCAGGACCAGGAGGCGGTGAAGGCGCTGGGAGAGCAGCGGTTCCTGTCGGAGTCGGTGCGGTGCTTCGGTGACGCGTTGCGGTCCGCGGTCGCGGAGGGGGACCGGGCGGGCGTGAAGCACGTGCTGTCTGGTCTGCCTGGTGAGCATCGTGCGGCGTTGCTGGTCGCGTTCGCTGGCGAGCTCGGTGGCGCGTGAACGTGGCGTGCCCCGCCTGCTGGTATCAGGCGGGGCACACCCCGAGTATCCCATACGCCTCTGAGTTCAACGCTGACGGCCTTCCAGGACTGTCGGCACCCCGCACAAGACTCAAGATTCCTGAGCGCTCCACGCTCATTACAGCCCCTTTGGAGGGGACATGACCGACAAACCCGACCCCCGATACCCCGACGCCCACCGCGGCTTCGAGATCCGCGTGTCCCCCGACCAGCGGCACATCGCGGAGTTCCGCCCCACCAACGCGCCGTGGTTCATCCCCGTGGAGAACTGCAAGGGCCGGTTCGTGCGCACCGCCGACCTCGACAAGGCGGGGTGGGTTCAGTACGTGCCCGCCGCTGACCGCGACAAGATCCTCGCCGTTGTCGCCGACTGGGTGCACCGTTCCGCCGAGTACGGCGGCCTGGACTCCGGTGACCTCGTGTGGGAGCTGGAGCAGGCCGGGTACACGCTGCCCAGCCCCGAGGATGCCGCCCGCGCTTTGTCCGCGAAGGAGGCGTGATGGACCTCGAAGCCGCAACCAAACTCGCCGCCCGCGCCCACGCCGGGCAGACCGACAAAGCGGGACACCCCTACACCGAGCACGTGTTCGCGGTCCGCGACCTGCTCGCACCCCACGGCGCACACGCACAGATGGCCGGGGTCCTGCACGACACCCTCGAAGACACCGATCTCACTGCCGACGACCTGCGCGCCCACGGCTGCCCCGAGGAAGTCGTGCGCGCCGTGGAAGCCGTCACCAAGCAGCCGGGCGAGTCCTACGAGGACGCTGTGCGCCGCGCTGCCGCCGACCCGCTAGGGCGGCTGGTGAAGCTCGCCGACAACGCCCACAACTCCGACGAACGCCGTCTGGCGCTGCTGCCGGAGGAGAAGGCGACCCGCCTGCGGGCGAAGTACGCGAAGGCCCGCACCCTGCTCAACGAAACCAAGGAGAACTGACCCATGGCCGGAGACACGACCATCACCCTCGTCGGCAACCTCGTCGACGATCCTGAGCTGCGTTTCACAGCGCAGGGTGCCGCGGTCGCCAACTTCCGCGTCGCGTCCACGCCGCGCGTGTTCGACCGGCAGGCCAACGAGTTCAAGGACGGCGAGTCCATGTTCCTCACCTGCACTGTGTGGCGGCAGTACGCGGAGAACGTTGCCGAGACCCTCCAGCGCGGCATGCGGGTGATCGTTCAGGGGCGGTTGAAGCAGCGCTCCTACGAGACCCGCGAGGGCGAGAAGCGCACCGTCTTTGAGGTCGACGTTGACGAGGTGGGCCCGGCGCTCAGGTCCGCGACGGCGAAGGTCACCAAGGCCGCCAAGCAGGGCGGAGGCGGCGGCTTCGGTGGTGGCCAGCCCCAGTCCTACGGGCAGCAGGGCGGTGGGTTCTCCGGTGGGCAGCCCCAGCCCGACCCGTGGGGGCAGGGCGGAAGGCCCGGTTTCTCCGACGACCAGAACCCGCCGTTCTGAAACAGACAGGAACTCTGACATGAGCAAGGCATCCCGCCCCAAGCTGACCAACATGACCGTGTGCGACCTGTGCGACGAGGAGATCCCGGACGACGGCTACGCGCCCGGCGAAAGCGGGTCCCTCACCCACGGGTTCATCGACCACAAGGTGCACACACCCTTCACGAAACTGGCCCGACTGATATGGCCGCCCGCAGGCCGCGACCGACTCATGGGCTGGAAGGAGAGGCAGAAGCCGGAGAACCAGTACCGCGTCTACGAATTCCATGCCCAGTGCATCCGCGACCTGGTCGAAAAGGCCATCGCAGAGCGCGCCGGCTAACCATCCCTCGGGTGCCCGTCACGCGGCGGGCACCCCACCAGGAGGACACATGAGTGCCGATCACGGCGTCACCTACGCCACCGAGTCCCGCTGCTGGGCCTGCGGTGTCATGGTGCCCTGCGACTACGGGCAACCCAAAGCGCACACCTGCAAGTCCGAGGACGTCACCCGCTGGGAGGGGTATCTGGAGGGCTGGCACGAGGGATACAAGTTCGCAGCCAAGAACCCCGCCGACCCGATGGTCATGGCCGACCGTGCCGAGTACGGGACCGGGTGGGCCGGGGCCATGCGCATCGGAGGGCTCACCATCAGCGGATGCAAGGAGGCCGACGATGTCTGACCCTGTCACCGCGCTCACCCGTCACGACGAGGACCACGGCCACTACACCGACCGGTCCACCCTCCACGACCAGCTCACCGCCGCATTCACGGGCGCGCTCACGGACATGTGGCAGCCCGAGGTCGGCCACTCGTGCACCGGAGACCTGCCCGCGCTCACCGACGACGCGAAGGTGCTCGCGCGGGTCGCGGACGCCATCCTCGGACAGCGAGCGAGAGACCTCGAAGCCAAGCTCGCCGCCATCGACCGCATCCACGGCACCTACCACGCAGGCCCCGACAGTGCCGAGTACTGCACCGGATGCGGGAAGCCGCACCCCTGCCCCACGAGGGCAGCCGCACGATGACCGACGGCCCCGGGGCAGGCGACCGGGGCCACCGTGTGTCATGACAGCAGGCCAGCCGGGGATACCATCCCCAAAACGAGGAGGCAGCGTGAGTGAGCGCAAGCACCCTATCGACGGCGAGTACGGCTTCGAGGTCGTAGAGGACTCCTACGAGACCGAGCAGCGGTGGACCGTGCAACTCCCGCACCAGTGCGACGAGTGGGTGATCGCCTATGGCGACGACCCCGTGGATGCGCTGTCCAAGCTGGGTGCGTTCATCGCTGAAGCGCAAGCCGCACGGGCGAAGCTCGTGGCTTTGGTGGGGGCGGATTTCCGATGACCGTCACCGCTGAAACTCCCACCGCCACTCCCGCTCAGCAGCTCGACCAGGCGGAGGCTCAGGCGTCCGAGGAGATCCAGGCGATCATCACCGCCGCCGTCGCGGCAGGCCTGTCCGGTGCGGCGATCCTCGCTATCCTCGCGGCGCTCACAGGGGCCGTCAGCCGAGCAGCGCAAAACGGGTGGACCGTCGGGTCGCGGATCGTGCTGGACGCCGCACAGGGCCGTAGGGCGCGCGGTGGCGTGTTCCTAAGGGAGCCGCTGCCGACCAGCGTTGAGGCGGACGTGTACGCGGTCGTGGAGGACGTCGCCCGCCGGATTGACGCCGCCATCGCGGGGCAGACGCCGCGAACGGGTACCGCGCCCGTTACCCCCGCGCCCGCGACGGTTGAGCTCGCCCGGTTCCGTCGGCGGATGGTGCGGCTCGCGACCACGAAGATCCACCAGTCGGCGTCGGCGGCGACGTTCAGCTTCGCCCGGTGGTTGGACTTGGACCTCGAATGGGTCACGAGGCGGGACGGGAAGGCCTGCGCGGTGTGCACCGCGATGAACGGGCGCAGGGTTCCGTCGGGGGAGAAGTTCGCGAACCCGCACGGCCCCGGAATCCCCCGCACCCTGTGGGTGGGCTTCCAAGGGCTCCCGCCAGTCCACCCGTGGTGCCGCTGTAGGTGCGTCCCGAGGGCACCCCGCCCCCGCACATAGCGAAGAGGGCCCGCCATCCCCCGATGCGGACCCTCTCCTAACCCCCGTAGAAGCACGAAGCGGACTTCCACTGGCAGCACCATACGCCTACCAGGGGAGTGTCCATGACAAGCCTGCTCTGCCGCCTGTGCGCCTGCGAACTCGACCACGGCACCGTGTGCGCCCCCTGCGTTGGGGCACTGGCCGCTGACCTGCGGGCATGCTGGCCCACCGGGGACCTGCACGGCCTTGACGTGGACCTGGACATCACCATCGCGAAGATGGACGTTTTCCCCCGCAGCGGCGGCGGCAGCAGGCCCACGGAAGCGCCGCTGCCCATCAACGACGCCGCCAGCGACGCCCGCCGCTACCTGCACGGGATGCTCGCCACCTGGTGCCGGGTCATCCTCGACACCCACGGCGGGCAAGCCCCCGCCGACACCATCGCGGACATGGCGCGCTTCCTCCACGGCCAGACCGTACTCATCCGCGTCGCTGAGTGGGGCGACTCCTGCGTGGAGGAGATCCGCGCGGCCGTCTGGCAGGCGCGTCGTGCGGTAGACCGGCCCGCCGAACGCATCTACGCCGGACCGTGCCCGGCGTGCGAGACGGCAGTGTACGGGGTCGCGGACAAGGACCGTGCGTGGTGCCGCCGGGAGGGCTGCGAAGGGGTCGTAGACGACCCCCAAGCGCGCCGTGAGGCCGCTGTGCGCGCTGCCGTGGAAGCCGCCCCCGGGAAGACCGTGACGGCTGCCGAGGCAGCCATGGCGTCGCGTGCACTGGGCAGCCCGGTCACGGATCGGGCGGTGCGGAAGATGGCAGCGGAAGGCAAGATCGTCCCGGTGTCGACGGCGCGTCCGGCCCGGTTCCTGTTGGGGGACATCCTCGCGGTGCTCGACAAGCGCACCCGGGCCACGGCATGACGAAAGGCCCCCGCCCACCCGAAGGCGGACGGGGGCAGGGGGAGGGGGTCAGGACGCGTTCAGCGGAGGCGGTGCGGGCTGGTCCTGCACCATCGACGGCGACCCGGGCGGCCCAGCGACCACCGAGATCAGCGACGTCAGCACGGACAGCACGACAGCACCCCCGGCGATCCCGGCGGTCTCGGTGGGGTTGATGCTCCACAGGTTGAGGAGGCCGTCGCCGACTCCCCAGAGCAGGATGAGGGCTTGAGCGGCGCTCTTGACGGCGCGCTCAGCGGCGCCCTTCCAGAATGCGATGGTGAACACGGGTCTCTTCTCTCTCGGGTTACAGCCAGGACCAGCCGGACGAGGTCACCGCTGCACCTCCAGTTCGCCGACCACACGCACCGTCTTGGGCAGCACGCCCCCGCCGGAGCTGAGCTTCAGCGACGCAATCAGGTCTTCCGCCTGCCGCTTGGCGTGCGCCCGGTGCAGCTGCTCGTAGGCGTCCGGGGTGATCGAGTCGCCGTAGCCCTTCAGGGCCTTGGACCCGACGTACTTGCGGGACAGCCGCACCGCCTCAGCGGTCTTGGGTCCGTACTCGGAGTCGATCTTGCCGACCACGTCTTCGAATCCGGCGTTCTTCGCGAGCAGCTGGACCGCCTTCACCGCCGGTCCCTTGTCGCCGATCTTGAGTCCCAGCAAGGGGCTGCCCTCCTCCGTGTTCGCGGAGCCGCCAGAGGAGGCCCCGTAGGCGGGTCGGCCGACGCCGACGATGATGGAGCCGGAGCGCACACGCCGCAGGCAGGCGTCTCCGGTGTTGCCTTCGATGGTCTGGAGGCGTCCGCCTCCGAGGTTCTTCTCGACGATGCCGACGTGGTCGATCGCGCCGATGGATCGGGCGCCGTTCCAGTCGAAGAAGACGATGTCGCCGGGCTTGGCGCTGTGCGCACCCCAGTGCCAGCGGCCCTCCTGCTGGAATCGCTGTGCGTGCCAAACCGTGTACGCATAGTCAGTTCCCATGCACACGGCGTCGAAGTTGCCGGAGCGGCGCGCCCACTCAGTGACAGCCATGTCACACCACGGAGCGCTCAGGAACTCGTTGCCGTTGCGCTCGGAGTAGGCGCGGGTGATGGTGTTCGGGCGGCCACGGGTGCCCAGCCACTTGCGGGCTTCAGTGAGCATGCTGTTAGCCGTCATGGGTCACCCCCCGGTACACGCCGTCGTCGTCAGGGGTGCCGTAGAGGTCGCGGAGGACCTGTTCCTCGTTGGGTTCGGTGGCGTAGTTGCCGGTGTCGAAGACCATGAGGGCCTGTTCGTCCTGGCGGTGTTCGTCGGAGGCGTCGATGGGGCGCTCTCCGGCGTCCTCAGTCATGGGCCCTCCTGGGCATGAGAAAGCCCCCATGTGGGGGCGGGTCAAATGATGGGCTCCGGAGTGACGGTCTGCGTGGGGCCCGGCGGGCCGGGAGGACCAGGTGGCCCGGGAGGTCCTTCAGGTCCTTGCGGCCCCGTTGGCCCTTGTGGACCCTCGGGTCCTGCGGGTCCCTGTGGTCCGGCTTCGCCGGGTACTCCAGGCGCTCCCGTGGGCCCGGGTGGCCCGTCGCTGCCGTCAGTTCCATCCGGGCCGGGCGATCCAGTGGCGCCGTCCTCGCCGTCCACGCCCCGAGGGCCGGGAGGACCGGATGGGCCGGGCACAGGCACAGGCGTCGATGTGGGCGGCGGCACCGGGGTTCCCCCCAGTTGCTCGACTTGCCGCGACAGTTCCTCGCGGTGCCGTTCAGCGTCCGACAGCCGCTGGGACTGCTGGATGACAGCGCCGATCAGCCCCGCCAGCACCCCGGCGACGAGCACCAGAGCGAGCACGTACAGGGTTCCGCGTGTGGTGGGGCGGTACATCGCCATCTATCCACCCCGCAGCATGAAGGCCAGCACGACCGCGACAGCGATGGGTGCGAGGAAGCTGCTGATGGCGGTCCACATGGCGCGTCGGGTCTGTTCGCGCTGGTCGACGACTTGCGCTTCGAGGCGGGTGATGCGTTCCAGGTCAGCGATCCGGTGTGCGTCGTACACCTCGCGGAGGACGTACATGCCTAGTTGGTTGTTGAGTTGCGCGATGTCGCCGCTGAGTTCGCGGTAGCCCGACTCGATGGCCCTTTTCAGTTCCCACATGGTGGGCTCGTCGGGCATGCGGTCTCCTTACAGGTCGCCGCCACCACCGGGCGGGTCGGGCGGGTACTCCTCGCCGACGCCGGGTGGGGTGTCGGGGGTGGGCGGGGGCAGAGACGGGCCGGGGTCGGGCTCAGGTTCGGGCATGGGCTCGATGGGCGGCGGCTCTACCGGGTCGGTGGGCTCTGGGGTGGGTTCGGTCATGGTGCTCTCCTACATGAGTGGTTCGACGACGAAGCTGTTCTCGAAGGACAGGCTGTACTGGGCTGTGGCGCTGCTGCCTGAGGTGATGCGCCACGCGGGCGTCAGGACGTAGTCCGAGTTCCCGACCAAGTTGAGGGTCAGGACCCGCGAACCGTGCTGCATGGTGGCGGCGGTCGCGACCCACGCGCGGGAGCGTGCGGCAGGCACCGAGGACCCGCCGGACAGGGAGAAGCCCAAGTCGATCTGGGATCCGGTGGTGTTGCTGTTCCATCCGGCGGCGGTGATGGTGATGCGCACTCGCCCTGACCACCCTGTGCGGAAAGGGATCGGCGGGAATTGGCTGCTGGTGAAGTCCACGAACGCGCCCGTGGTGCTGAAGGACGGATTGGCCGCCATGTCCGACCGGACGGGTTCGTGGCGGGTCGCGAGGATGCTGTGCGTGTCCGCGACCTCCACGACGCCATCAGCGGTGTCGATGAGCCCGGTCGTGTCCTGGTACTGGCCCTGGAGCAGGTGCCTGGACGCGCTGTGCGCCATCCGGGTGTACGCCCTGTCAGGGCGTGCGCCTTCCGCGTGAAGCATCGACCGGAGCCCACGCTCAGCCCCTGCCCCGGTCGGCCACACCGGGGACTGCATGGACACGGCTGCAATGTCGCTGGGCAGGCGCTGAGTGAAGATGTACCCCGCGCTTTGCGCGTCGTCAGGGTCTACGGCGGGGGGCGCGGTGAGCAGGATCGAGGAAGAGTCTTGAAGGGCACGGATTAGCACCTCCGACCCGGACCCCGAGCGGGCCGAGAAGTGTGTTTGGTCCGCGAGGGCGGACAGGGACATCACTGGCTTAGTGGACAGATTAGATGCGTCAGAGCGCAGGCTGAGCTGGCATATTCCGGACGCGGCGATCATTCCTCCGGCGGGGGTGGTGGGACTGGAGGCGTCCCCGTACACGGAGAATTCGGCCTGAGTGTCAGTGGCTGCGAGCTGCGCACGTGCCTGGCTGGCCGAGGTGACGTGGGTGCTGACGACCCCGTCGGCGTTCTCGATGACGCCGACGTTGCCGGGTGCGGCACCGATGGTGATGCGGGACCCGGTGATCTCGGAAGCGACGATGTCACCGGAGAAGACGGCGTTTCCGGTGGCGTCGACAGCGAAGACCAGAGTGTTCTCCGAGTCGTAGCCCCGCAGCCCGTCCTGGTCCATCTCCACCCGTGCCGCACCGGGGATGCCCGCGATGATCGTGGTCACCAAAGCGAGGACGGCTTCGAGCTTGGCGGCTTCGACCGCGCCTGTCTTGATGTGCACCGCGTCCACACTGTCGGCCTGGAGGTCCACGCCGGACGTCTGCAACGGGGTCGCCGACACCTCCGCCGAAGGCACACCCTGCACGCCGCCCGTGGTCACCGGGACCAGGCGCACGTAGTGCTCCACATACGGCAGCGGCACCACCGGGAGCATGCCACCCTCACCCGCACGGCGAATCGACCCCACGTAGGTCGCGGCGGACGGGACGAAGCCCGGGGATGTGCTGACGTGCACGGCCATGTGGTCGAAGTCCCCAGGCAGGGCAAGCTCGCCCGACAAGGTCCCGTCCCACGTCACCCGCAGGCCACCCAAGCTCGGCGTCACCGTGGGGGCGGTGGGGGCTGACACCGGATCCCCGCCCTCGGTGATCATGCCGACCGTGCCGTCCGGCAGCCACCCGATCAGCTGGCGGGTCGTGCCGTCCTCCGAGCGCGTCTCGATCGCCTGCCCCTCCTCCAAGGACGAGTGGGCGAGCTGCGGAGTACGCGACGCGCGCTTCAGCGTGTCCAGGTCCCGGTCATGGCGGGTCAGCTCACGCTGGAAATCGCGGAGCACCTGCTCCAAGCGGGGATCCATCAAACGCCTCCGTAGCGGAATCGGTCCGACCGCGAGCACGTGACCGTGACCTCGCCTGTGTCGGGGGACAAGGTCATGGCGGTGATGCGCACCCACAGGTCGATGGGGGACCAGCCGGTGTAGGCGTGCACGAGGACGTCGTCACCCTCGCTGAAGGTGCCGATCGCGGCGTTGGGGTGGTCGTGGACGGTGAAGGACGTGATGTCCTCCACCGAGTTCCACCTGCGGAGTTCGTCCTCTGCGACGGCGCGGAGTGCCGCTTCCGTTGTGATGTCGGGGCGTTCCACGGTGCGGGTGCGGCGCACACGACCGTCAGCGACGGACACCGAGGAGCGGAGCATCTTGGAGCCTTCACCGGCCCCGTAGGCGACGATCGCGTTGGCGTAGTCGTCACCGGACCGCTGGACAGTGAGGACGCCGGAGATGTTCTCCTGCTCTGCGAAGCGCTTGTCCGACCGGCGGCCGACGCGCGGGTAGCCGAGGTGGATGTGCTTGGCCACGGCCTCTTTCGCCGGGGACGCCCATGCGTACTGTTCCCGGTAGTCGAACGGCACTTGGCGGGCGTACTCGTCGGTTTTGCGGCCGAGTTCGTGGTTGTCCCACCAGTTCAACTGGTACTGCCAGTACAGGGTCTTGCCCTGCGCTGCCACCGGGGGTTTGTCCTGCTTGGTCCACACGCGGTCGATCGGGATCGGGGAGGTGCTGACCGCTTTCGGGTCGTCTCCGAGGCTGCCGTCCGCGTCCAACTGGCGGGCGTTGTGCCACTCACCCAACCGGTACGGGGACGTGGTGGGATCCACGGTCACGCCGAGGTCGCTGTTCGTGCGGGACTGCACCCACTCCCACAACGCCCGGTACACGGTAAGGGGGTCCACGCCGTTGCCTGACGTGCCCTCGCTAGAGCCGCCCCAGCGGAGGTTGTTCACGAGCGGTTGGTCCGTCAGATACCCGGACACGCCCGTGACCTCTACCGTCAGCTCCTGCCCGATGGTCTTCACGTCCGTGACGAGGCCGCCGCCGCGAATCTGGTCGGACGCTTCCACCCACACCCACGTCCGCCACGGTGACAGGAGGAGTTCGCCGTCGTCGGCTTTGAGGTCTTGGTAGATCGGGTCGATTTTCCCCGTCACCCTGCACGGCCCCGACAGCGTCGATGTCACCCTCAGGTCGGACAGGGGCAGGTCGCGGGACAGCCACTCGTCGGTGAGGACACGCTGTGCGTAGCACCGCCAGGACACGGTCACCTCCTACGCGTCGACGTCCACGACGGGGCGTTCCAGGAAGTTCAGCGTGACCTTGAAGTTCGAGGCGGTGTCCGCACGGAGCCTGCCACCGGCAAGGGGGTCACCGGACACCTGCATCTGCAAGCTGGTGGTGATACCGCGCATCGCGGACGGGATCGCGACCTGCCCGAAGTTGAAGATCGCCGGGCGCTGCCCGTTGCTGGCGTCGCTGTTGAAGTTGTACGCGCACGACGGGGAGCGGACCACCTGGCCCGTCACACCCAGGGACACCCGGGCAGACCCGCGCGCGTCCGTGGACCCGGACCCGGCGTAGTCGTCGGGGAAGAACCCCACCTGCCCCCAGATGCCCTCGATCTGCACTTGAGTGGCCCACTCGGGGATGGCCACGTCGGTCCAGACGATGTCAGGCCAGTTCTCCCAGTCTGGGCTGACGATGTTGCCTGCGGTGTCGACGGGTTCGACGCCCTGCTGGACGCGCATGACGACCTTGGAGCGCTCATCCATCATCTGCCGCAGGTCCACGATCCATTCCTGTTCGACGGTGCCCGTGGACGCGGGCAGGTCGATGCGGGCGAGCGGGATCGCGGACCGTGTCGTCGGTGACTGCGGGACGGTGGTCGCACTGGGGTCGACGTCCTCGATCACTCGCAGGTAGATGAGGGGTTCCGTGGCGGGGTCGTGCGCCCACGGCGACCCGGAGATGGTGGGGTCCTCGACTTGGGCGACGATCATGTCGGAGCGGGGCGACGCCCCCGTCTCGTTGATCGCGACCTGCTCTTCGCCGAAGTTCGTGCCGTAGTACGACCCCTGGAATTCGACCTCTCTGCCGAGGATCACGCACGCTCCGGAAGCGACCCGCACCGACGTGCCGGGCACGGCAAGTTCCTGGACTCGCAGGTCGCCGTACTCGATGATGCCCTCACCCGCTCGGGTAGCGGACTTGAGCTGGGCTCGCAGGACAGGGCCGTCGAGTTCGGAGCCGTCCACGGCGTACACGCCACCGAAAGCCACGTTGCCTCCTAAGGCGTTGAGTAGGCGTCGCGCCAAGCCACGACGGCCGATGAGGTGCCGGTGGGGTCTTGGCCGCGGAAAGCGATCTGTGTGGACCCGGTGGGCAAGGTGAACTCCGACAGGCGCGGTCCGCGTAGGGCCCCGGCGAGGGAGGCGCCGTCGTCGCGGAGGGCTGTGCGCGCCCACGGGCGGGTGTCCACGGTCACGGCCTGGCCGGTTGTGAGAGTGGTTTGCAGGGTGAGGCGGGATCCCGTGGCGACCCACTCCACGGACGGGTTGGTGATGGGTCCGTGGAAGGTGATGAGCGGCCATGTCGGCAGGTCACCGTTGTTGGTGGCCATGGTGCTGTTGGAGTTCGACACGGCCTGCAAGGTCACAGGCGGCGTGAAGGGCACCATGAGCCCACCGCCGAGATTCGGCAGCAGAGTGAGGGTGCGCTCCTGCTCGGTGTCGGCGTAGAAGGCCCTGTCGGCGGTTTGGAAGTCCGCGACCAGTTCCACCACGCCATCCGCGCGGGAGCGCTGCGACGCCGGGGTCATGCGGCGTGGACGCCCGTACACCACGACGGTGTCTGACCCGGGCAGGTGCATCCGCAAAGGCGTGACCGCGCGGGAGATGCTGCGGACCTGGTCGCCGTTCCATGCGGTGCGCAGCGTCGCCCATGCTGAGCGTGCGTCCGTGGCGGTGGTCGTGTCCGTCCACAGCTCGAAGGCGATCGACCGCCCGTCGTGGTAGTCCAAGCCGAACTGGATACCGTCGCTGCCCGCCGAGTCGCGGTCACCGACACGGCGGGCCACGTCACCGACATCGACGTCGTCGCATTGCACGGTGGTGAGGTCGCCGAAGACGACCCCACCCAGCTCGTACTGCCTTTCAGCGAGGTCAGGCATCGGCGTACACGCCTCCCTTCCGGGCCACGCGTAGGCCGTGCGTCATCTCCTGCACCGCCTCACGCAAGGCGTGCTCAGCGGTGTGGATCTCGAAGGTCTGCGACCCGACCAGCGGAGCACCAGAGCCCACCCCGGCTGCCGCATCGGCTTTCGCTCGTCCGGCTGCTGCGAGCATGCGCGTCGACTCGGCGTTGGAGTAGATGCGCGCCGGGTCGTCGAACCTTGCGAGTTCGGGCCCTTCCTCGCCGACGACCGTCCACCCGGAAGCAAGCCCGCCGTCCGCCAAGCCCATGATCTGGTGCATGTCACGGAGCACCGGGTGGGTGCCCGCCCGCCGGTCCTCCTCCTGGTCCTGGGAGAGGATGTCAGCGACGGACACCCGCCCGCCTTCCGCGAAGCCCGCCAAACCCCAGTTCGGGCGGAAGATCGCACCACCGCTGTAGCCAGAGGACGCGGTGACGTTGTTGGACTGGTTGCCGCCGATCCTCCTGCCGCCGCCCTGGGACGCGATGAGGTTGACGTGCTTGGTGCCGTACACGGCGATGTCACCGGGCATCGGCGAGTTGGTGCGGCGCATGCCCGCGCCGTAGTAGTCACCGGTCCACGCGGTGCGGGCTGCTCCTCCGAGCGCTTTGGAAGCCCCGGTCTGCGCGAAAAGCCACGAAATGAACATGGCGCACCACGCGGCACCATTCATGCCGTACCAGCTGGTGATGGCGTTGGTGTTGTTTCCGCCGGACTCGGGGTATTTACCAATGGACGCTTCAGCGAGCCGCACCACACCCGTAGGACCGGACATGGACTGTTTCCACTGCTCGCCCATGGTGTCGCCGATTTGGCCGATCAGCGACCACACCATGCGGTTGTAATTCGGGCGAACCGTGCTGGTGTGGTCGTTGAGGACATCCCACGGGTTGTCGCCCTTGCCCTTGGTGGCCCACCCTCCTTCCGCGAATCCGGCGATGGCGTTCTTGGGGATCTGGCGGTGGCGGATCGCTTCCATGAAGCCGACGCCGTAGTGGTCCACGGTTTTGGTGGGCTGTACGAATTCGCCGTTGGACAGCATCGCGGGGATGCTGTCGGAGGTAGCGGTGCCAGCGCCGAAAACGGGGCCGCCTTCGGCGTAGAACGACAGGCCGTTACCTACGGGTGTGCCCGCTCCGGTGTCGGAGCTAAAAGGCACCGACCATTCACCGGTCGCCGCGAGACGGATCTGTGATTCCACGTCCGAGGGGATGCCGAGGTATTCGTCCGCCAAGTCTTCAGCTGCGGTCTCAGTCAATCCCATTTGGCGGGCGACGCGGACGAATTCCTCGCGGCCACGGGCAGCGGTTTGGATTTGCTCTGCGACGCTGTCGCCGTTTTCGCGGGTGGCGTCGGTGAGCGTGTTCGTGGTGTCGCGGATGTCCCGCAAGGCGGCGTCGTTCGCGCGTCCCTGCTCGGTGTTGAGGTCGAGCGTGGCGCCGTTGGTGGCGACGGACTCGGTGGCGCGGTCGACGGATGCCTGAAAGTTGGACTCGGCTTCGGTCATGCCGACGTGCGCGCCCGTCAGCGCGTCAAGAGCTTCCTTCAGGTTCGTGGCCTGGAGGGTGCCCTCAGCGAGGGACGCGTTCACACCGTCCTGAGCGGCCTGGGTCTCCCCCATCGCCTCAGTGGTGCGCTGGTACGACTCCTGCGACGCAGAGATGGCCTCGTTCTCGCCGTTGATGGCCTCACGAAGCTCCAGAAGCTGACTGATCGACCCATCCCGCGAGGACGCGGTGACTTCGCCCTGCTCGTAGGCGCGCTCCCACCACTGGATTTGCTTGTCGATCTCCTCGTTGACGCTCGCCATCGCGTCCGCTTCACCGAGGGCGGCGCTGGTGACCTGCTCCATGGAAAAACCGAGGGTCTCCGCGAGCTGGAGGACGCCTTCCTTCTCCAGGGCGTTGACGGCGGTCGCCCGGGTGTTGTCGCCTATCGCTCCGGTGTCAGCGCGGAGAGCTTCGGTGTACTCCTGGGTTTTCTGGGTCGCGTTGGCCTTAGCCGAAGCGAACACTCCGAGCGCGGTGACACCGGCGGCGATGGCGATGCCCCATGGGCCTCCGAGAGCACCGACAGCGCCGGACAGGGCACCCGAGAAGCGGCTGGTCCCGCTGGCGGCGGTGACAGCGCTGCCGTTGACGGTGCCGAGGCTGGTGGCGTACTCGCGGATGTGCCCGGGAAGCTCGCGCATGGGCTGGATAAGGCCGGTGTTGACCCGCCCGAAGAGGGACAACGCAACCTGAGCGGTTTTCGCGGCGACGGCGAGTTGGATGAGCCACGGCGCGGTTTCAGCGACCGCGCTGATGGCCTGAGCGAAGTAGGTGAGGCCTTCGGCGTACACGGTGCCGAGCGGGCCCAAAGCGACGCCGACGTCTACGGCGGTGGTGGCGATCTGCCCGAAGAAGTCGACGAAGGTCGGCCCGTTCTCGATCACCCATCTGATGAACCCGGTGAAGTTCTCCGAGTCGTGGCCCCACGCGGCGAAGCGCGCGGTCATGTCCTCCAAGCCAGGGCCGACGACGTTCCACAGCGGCTCCATGCTGACCGCGAATCCGGCCACACCCGAAGCCAAGTTGCCCAGGGAGCGGCCGAAGATCAACGTGGACGGGGTGGCCTGACGTGCCAGGAAGTCGAAGAAGCTGGTCCACCGGGGGTTGTCCATGGCGGCGCGCGCCTCGTCGGACAGGTCCGCGAGAGCGTGCGCGGTGCGCTGCGTGGTCGGGGTGAGCTTGGACAGGCCAACCTGTGCCGCGTCCACGCCCTGAGCGGCAGCGATGAGGACAGCGCCGTCCGTCTCGGAGCGGAACTGGCGCCAAGCCGTGGTGAGGCCGCCCAAGGAGTCGCGGAAGATCTCCTGCTCAGTCGTGAGGTTGTCGGTGGCGGCGGTGGCGTCCTTGATCGCGGGGATCGCCGCCAAGGCGAAAGCCCCGGCGCCCACACCAGCGGCAGTGAAGCCACTGGCGACCGCCCCCAGACCGCCCGCGAGCGCGCCCACAGCGGGCACGAGCGGGGGGATGAGCGTCCACGCCGCCGCCTCACCGGCGGGCGACATGTCCGTGAAGGACCGCTGCCCGCCACTGGAGTTGCTGCCGNAAGGCCCCCCCCCCCGCCACTGGAGTTGCTGCCGCTGCTGGCGGGTGCGGTGGGCGTGCCACCGCCCGTGGGCTGTACGGGCTTGTTCCCCGTCGTGCGCACCTGCACGTTGACGACGCGACCGTCAAGGCGATCCGCTGCCTTCTCCACGCCGACGAGCCCAGCCAGAGCGGACCGGGTGTTCGCGGACACGCGCACGGTCGGCGCCAGGTTCCCGACCTTGGTGACCTCACGGCGGAACAGGTCCAGTTCCGTGCGGGCCTTCGCTGAGTCGAGCCCGAGGGGGACGTCCATGCCCTTGTCGGCGTGCTTCTTCAGCTCCGCGCGCAGGCGCGGCCCGAACTTTTTCAGGTCGGGGAGGACGTCGACCCATACTGCTCCGGCGTCGGGCACAGCGGCACCCCCTACTCGGCTGGTGGTGGTGTCTTGACGAGCTTCAGGTGCCGCTTGCTGGGTGGCGCGAAACGCTCCAAATAGGCCTGTTTGCGCGGGTCAGGTCCGCGTTTGCGCTGTGTCTGCTCAGACGTCTCACCCTTGGCCGTGGGTACGGGGTAGAGGTGCACGGCGGGCGGGTCGTCCTTGAGGCGACCGCCGACCCACGCCACCCGTGTGAGCGTCTGAATGCGCGCGTCCAAGAGGGCGAGCTGTTCGTTGATTTCGCCCCACGGCCGGTCCGGGTCGAGGCCTCGGACGGCGGCGCGGGTGCGGGGCATGCGCGCCATGTCGTGGACGACGAGGAGCACCATCCGCCGCATGCTGATGTGGCCCCGGTAGAAGTCGAGGAGGTCGACTTCCCGGTCGAGGAGGTCTAGCTCCACCTCACGTGCGTGGTGCTCTAGGACGTGGAGGAGCTGGAGCCTTCCCCCCGGGTGGCCCCCATTCGGTCGTCGTAGTAGCGGACGACACGGCCGACCTCACGGGACGGGCGCTCCAGGAACGCGTCGACCTGCTCCTTGTCGACGAGGGCGCTGCGCAGCCACGTCACGACGTCGCCCCTGGCGAACGCCAGATTGGCCTTGTACGACCACTCTGCGAGCGGCTTGAAGGTGTAGGTGTCGCCGTCGCCCATGACGAACGGGACACTCTCCTCCATCGCCTCGCTGATCTGCGCGGCTTTGTTGTCGGGCAGATCGACGACGGACACCGCGCCAGCGGGCGGGGCGGGCTTCTTCGCGGCGGGCTTACGGGCAGCGGTCATGATGGGTCTCCTCGCAGGTCACGCAGGTCTAGCGCAGGTCAGGAAATGAGGTGGCCGGGGCGGACCTGCGCGCACACCCCGACCACCCGTCTGGTTAGACGGTGACGGTCACCGAGAGGGTGCCGGTCGTGCCCCGGTAGAAAGCGCTGATGGTCGCGGACCCGGCGGACACGCCAGTGACGGTGCCATCGGAATCGACGGTGGCGATGGCCGCATCGGAGGTGTCCCAGTCAGCGGTCGCGGACACGTCGTCGGTGGTCTCGTTGTAGAAGTTCGCGGTCGCGGTGAGCTGCGTGGTCCCAGCGACGGCGACGGTGCCGGTGCCGCCGACCGTCACGGTCTCCACAGGCAGCCACATGCCGTCACTGAGGTAGAACCGGTCGAACATCAACCCGTTGCTGTCCTCGTACACGGTCCACGTCAGGCCGGAGCCGGTGACGTTCTCGGCGTTCTTGGTGCGCTCCGCACGCGTGGTGACCTCCGCGATCGCCGCGACCGTGCGCTCGTGGTTGACGCCGTCGAAGGTGTCCACCGCGAGCATGTACTTGCGCTGGCCGACGGGCCGGTGCACGGGGTAGTGGATGATGCCGCCGGGCAGCTCCTCCAGGTCCGCGAGGTCCACACCGTCGTACAGGGCCTGGGTGTACGGGTTGATCTCCCACATGGGGGTGGTGAACGTCTTGGTCACGGACAGGATGTCGGTGCGCACGGGCGACTTGTAGCCCAGCGGCCGCTTCTCGTTGCGCTCCTGCTCGTAGGCCTCCGTCAAGCCTGCGGGGTCGATCGCGCCGAGATCCCACCACTCAGGGCCGAAAGCATCGAGCCCGGTCGGCAGGGTGCTGCCGAGTGGCGCGACGTAGCACTTACCGCCGTCCGTTCCGAATGCGCGGATCGCGTTGACGTTGTCCGCCATGTCCCCTCCTGGGGTTGTCAGCCCTGGTGCGGGCATGGGAAAAGCCCCGACGCCGTTGACGGCGGGGTGTGGTCAAAGCGGGTCAGGTGACCCGGAAAGGCCGCAGGTACAGCTCGCCCGTGAAGGACATAGCGAGCAAGTTGGGGTTGTCGTCCCGGAAAGGCGACGGCGACGACTGGCGCCGAATACAGCCCACGGTCGCCGGGCCGCCCGACGTGTACTCCGTCGGCGGCAGGGTGATGGTCTGCCCGGACAGGGCGGCGAAGTGCGCGGCCACGTACCCGGCAAGGTCGATCACGCCCGGCCTACCCGTGGACTCGGCGACACGCACCACCACCTGCACACGGGCGATGTCGTGCACCCGCCGATCCGCGGGCGGCGACGGGAGCCGTACTGCCTGCACGATCGGTAGGAGTCCATCGAAGATCTCCGGTTCGGGGAGTTCCGAGCACACCATGCCGACCGCGGCGCCGAGGCGGGCACGTAGCCACGTGATCGCGACGAGTTCAGCGTCCGGGTACAGGACCACCGGGAAGGGCTGCACGACTCACCCCCGGGGCTTGGGCCTCCACGACGACGGCGGCGCCTTGCTGGCAAGGTAGGAGGCGACGCGGCCTTGCTCCTCCTCGGACACCCTCGGGGCATTCGAGTCGACCAGCTCCACCGAGCTCGCGAGGATCGTGACGTTGATGCCGGACGGGTAGCCGGGCGCGGACATGATGCGGATGCCGTCGTCCACAGCAATCGGGAGCGGTTTGCCGTCGAGGGTGACGTGCTGCTCGTCGCCGTACCGCTCCACGCGGATGACGGGAAGGTCACCCATCGGCGGGCTTCTCGGTCTTCGCCGGAGCCTTGGGCTTCGTGGTGGGCTTGGCGGGAAGCTCGGAGCCGTGGTCGCGGGGCTGGATGATCCCGCCCCGGGCGAAGTCGGCCTTCGGGGCGTGAAGGTCCACGATCTCCTGCGGGGTGGGCTCGACGATCTTGCCCTTGCCGCCATCGACGAGGTCGCGGGCTTCCTGCGGTGACACGTACACGATGTCGCCTTGGACGCGCTTCTCGCCGGTCTTGGTCTTGTGCGGGTAGCCGATCTTCACGTGCGGCACGGTGGTTCTCCTAGGTGTGTGTGGTGCCGCGCGCCGCGAGTTCGAGCGCTTCGGCCATGTTTTCGGTGGGTGCGGTGCCCGGGTGCCAGATTCGCGCCATGGGGTGTGGTGCTCCGGGCCACCACAGGGCCTTCTTGGTGCGGGGTCGGATCTCGTGCGGGCGAGTGCCGAATTCGATCCACGCCGACTTGCGGTCGCGGGCGATCACACGCCACCCGTGCGGCTGGAGGCGCTCGGTGTCGATGCTGGACACGTAGTCGCCGGTGTCGATGGGGCCGCGGCCGCGCGCCATCGCCTGCACACGGCGGGCACGGTCACGCATGTCGTCGTCGACCGGTCCCCAGCTACCCAGCCGGTTGATCACAGGCTGGTTCAGCTGTACGCGTCCCACGGCTCACCCCTTCACCCATTCGGCTTTGAGGATCATGTGACCCAGCCCTCCCACGTCGGGGAGGGTGAAAGGCTCACCGTCGATCTCCCACACCTGCCCGTCGACCTCCACACCGTCCGTGGCGAGCACGTCCACATCCGGGTTCAGGTACACCTGAATGGACTTCTTGACCTGTTCACGGCCGCCCTTGCGGTCCTCGGTGGTGGCGAGTGACGCGCCGAGCGTCGCGGCGTCCGGTTGCACACAGGCGTCGTAGGGGCCAGTACGGACGGCGTTCGGCCAGTCCTTCGTGGTGCGGGACCTGTTGCCGTGCGCGTCCACCACGATCGGAGGACGCAGCACGTACACCTCGTCGGTGATGATCGGCAGCATCACACCACCACCGGGTGCGCGGGGACGAGTCCGGCGATGCGGAGGATGTTCACGGCCTGCGACGAGTAGGTGTCCTCCACGACCGCGCCCGTCGTGGGGCTGACGGCGTAGGTCTTGGACACCTTGTCGACCTTGACCGACGCGACCTTCCCACCCTCCGACGCCGGAGGATTCGACCCCTTCGGTTTGAAAGCGGCCTGCGCACACGTGGCGTCCCTGAGTGCCGCGATCACCTTCGGGTCGGTGGGCTGCTCCTCGCCGTCCACCGCATACACGGCACCGACGAGAAGCATGTCCACCGCAAGGGAGGCGTCCCGCAGAGCCTGCGACGCACCAGCGGGCGGGTCATCAAGGCCAAGCCATGCGGCTAGCTCCTGCGGGGTGGCGTACACAGGCACGGGACACCTCCTCTCCTAGGCGATGACGCCGCGGTCGCGGAGCGCGGCCAGCAGCTCGTTGAAGTCCGCGACCAGACCGGCGACGTCAGCGGCGGTGGAGTCCGCGATGGTCGGAGCGGTGCCGGTCATGGTTCCGGTCTCCATGCGATCGCGGATGATGCCGGTGAAGTCTCCTGCGACGTGGCTCATGAGGTCTGCTCCTTCTCGGCTTCGGCCAGCTCGATCAGCTCAGCCTTCGTGAGGTCTTTCGCTTCGGCTTCGGTGAGGTCGGTGGTCGCGACGGTGTACGCCACCCACGTGTCCTTGGAGTCGGCCGCCTTCGGCTTGTCCGGGGCGGTGTCCTCGGACGGCCGCTCCGGCTGCTCGTCGTGGACCTCAGCGAGCGTGTAGCCGCGACGGCGGAAGTACGCCACCGCAGCAGGATTCTCCGCCTCGTCCACGTGGCCACGGCCCCGGTAGAAGGTGACCCCGCCCACGACGCCGTTGTAGCCCTTCACCGGGGCTGTCACGTCGTACCTCATGGGTCACCCGCTCACACGGACGTTGCGGAGCACACCGCACGACCGGGTGTTCTTCAGGACCACCGCAGCCGGGCCGATCTCCAGCTCGCCGGACTTCACGGCGCCGGGGGTGTTCCAGTCGGGGGCGTAGAACTCGACGAGCGGCGTGCTGGCCATGGACACGCCGTGGAACGCGTCCATGCCGAAGCTGACCGCGTACAGGTCCGTCATGCCGGCGAGGGACGCACCGCCACCAGCACCGTCGGTGTCACGGGACTCGATCGGGATGATCGGGCCGCTGCCGTTGAAGGTGTCGCCGAGGTCCACCAGGACCCACGCCCCGTACATGGACACGTGACGGCCGAGGTCGTCCTTCGTCTCGGTGTACATGCCCGCCCACCGGGCGAGCGCCTTCAGGCGGGTGATGCTCTTCGTGTTGCCGAGGATGGCCTTCACGCCGGGCGGGAGCGCGCCGGGCTGCCCCTGGTCGCCACCGCCCGTGGTGGACGGCACCATCTTGGACAGCCAGTCGTCGAGGATGTCCAGTTGTTCCATCGCGAGCGCCTGCGTGTTCACCACGCTGCCCCGCCAGTCCAGGTGACCGGAGGTGACACCGTTGGACAGCGGCAGGTACTCGGTGTCGGTGCCGGTCAGGGACTTGTCGAGACCATCGAAGCCCAGGGTGTTCACGGCAGTGTCGCCGTGGATGATCTCGTTCTGCCACGCAATCGTGGAACCGGTGATGAGCTGCTGCGTCTGGAACGTCATCTCGTTCTGCGCAGCCGGGCCCAAGTTGCGGAGCTTACGGTCCAGGGTGAACGCCCCACCGAACGGCTTCAGCGACACGGTGAACTGCTCGCGCTCCGCCATGTCCGCCGGGTACTCGGTGTTGAACGCACGGAAGCTGGCGCCACGGGCGGTCTTGAGGCGGGTGTACCCGTAAATGAGGGTGCCGCCGCCACCGCCGGGAGTCGCGGCGTCGTCGAAGATCATCTGGTCCCACAGCCACGAGTAGCGGCGGAGGTTGTCGATGACCTCGTGTTCGATGTCGTCTCGGGCGTTGACCTGCGCCATCGCCATGGTGACGGGCATATGTTGTCTCCTTGTGGGCTAGCCGCTGTAGTGGTTGCGGAAAGCGGCGTGTAGTCCGATGGGCTTGCGTGTGCGCTGCTCACCAGGCCCGCTGGAGAAGTCCGCGCTGGAAGAAGTCGCCGCCTGGGCGACTCGGTACTTGGGGTTGGAGTCGACGGTGGTCTTGACCAGGTCGCTCACAGTCGCGGCGAAGTCGTCCGCCGTGGGATCGAGATCGCTGAGCTTCTGAGCGAAGCTGCGGGAGTCGAGGAGGGTGTCGACGTCCGCGCCGTGGGTGCGAGCAGCCTTTTCGGCCGCACGCTCCACACGCAGCTGGCGGAGCTCGGACTGAGTGGAGTCCCGCTCCTTCGCGGCTTCGGTGAGCTGCTTGGTGAGCTCATCCGCCGTCGGAGGATGGTCGTCCTTGACGAGGCCGAGTGCGCGCCCCAGCTTCTCCGTGAGCTCGCTGACCGCTTCCTGAGCGGCCTGCTGCTTCGCGTTGGTGCGGGTGGACGCGTTCTCCCGGCGGAGACGCTCGATCTCCTTGCGGGCCGTCTCAGGGTCGGCCCACGGGTCGGTGCTCTTGGGCTTGTCGCTGGCGGCCTGCTCCTGCTTGGCCTCTGGGGTGGTGGTCTGTGTGTCCTGCTGGCCGGTGTCGGCCTGCTGGGTGTTGGTGGTGTCGGCGGCTTCGGGCGCCTGGCCCTGCTGCTCGTCAGACAAGGTGTCTCCTGGCATGCGAAAGGACCACCGCCCGGGTGGCCCTTGTGCTGGTGGGTGGGGTTATTCGTCCCGCTCAGGCGGGGTGTCCTCGGGAGGTGTGTCGTCCTCGGGGTCTTGCCCGTTGACGAGCCCAGCCGCCGCGCGTAGGTCCACGGGCGGGTTCTCGTCTTGGATGCGCTGCACCTCCTGGGCGACCTGCTCGTCGTCCCAGTCCTTGTGGGCCATGCGGACCTTCATCTCGTCCGAGAGGGCACCAGCACGGTTCAGCAGCTCGATGGTGCGCGCGTTCGCCTCCGGGGCGTCCTGCACACCGTCAGGCCAGTCGATGGTGGGACGTTGCGGCACCACACCCTTGGTGCGGAAGATCGCCGCGTCCATCTCCAGGACCGTCTCCGAGAAGCCCGCGAGTTCCGGGGTGACGTAGCCGGTCTTACGGCTCCGAGTGGAGAACGAACGCCGTTCCCGGTGCTGCACCTCAGTGGCGGTCACCGCGAGGTCCCCGGACTCTCCGAAGGTCTGAGCACTGAACCCGGCGCCGCGCACGATCTGCTCAGTCAGCGCGGTCGCCGCGGCGATGTGCTCGTCCACACGGATCGCGAACTGCACCTGCTCGATGACGTCCTTGAAGTTGTCGCCCGCGCCCTGCAACCCGTTGACCGGGGTGAACACCTTCCGGTCCATCGAGAACGACGCGCCCTGTCCACGACCATGGGTGTCGAGGAACGAGTGAGGGACGATCAGGTGGCCCTTGCCGAGGTCGATGTCGCGGATCAGCGACGACCACGTCTCGTCCAGGGCGTCCATGAAGTGCTCGACACCCGAGTAGTCAGAGCGTCCGAGCGGCGTGCCGCGGATGATGCGGTGCGGGCGCATGTTCGGGATGTACACCACCGCGAGGCGTTTCGCCCCGGTGGGGATGCCGCCTTCGGCGTTGACCGCGAACCCCTGGGTTTCCGGGTGGTCAGCGAGCGGCAGCTTCCTGCCGAGACTGTCCCTACTGCCCTCATACAGGCCGTGATAGACCACACCGGGTTCGTGGCGCTCCAAGTGGCGGATGACCGTGTTGTCGTCGCGGTCCTCCAGCACCTTCCACAGGGTGACGGCGACCAGGCGGCCGGCGCGCCACTCGGGTGCGGCACAGTCAGGCGCGATGGCGTCCACGAGCGGGTGGTCGGCCACGGTCTTGTCCCAGGAGGCGCGCAGGTACACGCCGCCGTAGGCGCTGGCCATCTCAGCTGCTTCGAGGAGCGCGGCGTGCATGCCGCCCTCGGTCATGAGCCAGTCGAGACGGTCCTGGGTGGGTTTGTCCTCGCCCTGTTCGTCCACGGCCAGTGTTGGTGCCTCGGAGAACAGCAGGTCCGCGTTCGTTGAGGAGATGTCGGACGCGAGGGGGACGTGCAGCCGGTTGGGAAGTTGGTTTGGGTCGGGTGGGCTACCCCAGAACCAGCGGGCGACGGTCCCGATGACGCCGCCGCGGTACTGGGAGGGGCGCGGGGTGGGGGAGAGGCGGCTGTGAGCGCCGCCCCCGCCGTAGTACGCGGACAGCTGGTCAGGGTCACCGGAGTACCACGCCCCCCACGCGTCATACAGAGCGCGCGGGCGTTCGGTGTCCTTGGGCGGCCACGGCACAGAGGAGTCAGGGAGCGGCAAGGATGGTCACTCCCATCACGCAGCGAGGTCGATCGGGTTGGGAAGTGCCGCCCGCCATAGAGCCTCAGTCGTCGCGATGGCGTAGCGAGCGGCGTCGCAGTTGTGCACCAGAACGCCGCTCGCGAAGTACTCCGGCCGATCAGCTACCGACAGATTCCAAACCGGAACCTCGCCGGGAAGCTCGGTAACGCGAAGCACACGAACGTCCGCAGAACCGAGTCTTGAGGTATCGGTTGACTGTGAATTCAGATCCGCATCGCTCACAGTGCCGAGACTCGTTGTCGAGTCCAGCTTTCCGGCGCCAAGCAGACTTGCAGGCGTTCGAACAGAAACGGTCCGCCGGACCACGAGACCGGGTGCTGTAGTCCTTTGAGCAGTGCTCGCAGGTCTTGGTGACGGCCTCTCGGCTGTCCCACGTTCGCTTTCCGTGTTCCGAATGCCAGGCACGCCCCTCCTCGGAGCCGTGCCAGGCTGCCGCTCGGCTCTGGTAGTCAAGCCAGTGGCGGCGCTGGGCTTCACTGCGAGGCTGTGCGCCGTGGTGAGCCTTGTGCTCGTCTGCGGGGATGCACACGAGGTTGGCTGGGTCGTTGTTGTCGTGGTTGCCGTCAGCGTGGTGGATGTGGTGGCCCTCGGGGATGCTCCGTCCGTGCTGAGCCATCCAGATCTCCTCATGGAGACGCTTGATGCCCTGCTGGCGATCCCCAATGCCAGGGGTGTAGTACCGCCGGTCAGAGAGGCCTTTAGAATCCGGGTATCGGCGGAACTTGGTCCCGTTGAAAACGATGACTTCGACGCGCTTTCCCATGTCACCATTTTATCCGCGTATCGGAGTGCATCTATACGAATCCACCCCTTCTCGTCCACCCAAACCGGATGATTTCCAGTTCCAGTGAACGATCGCCCATTCGACAGATCGACCCGGTAGGTCTTTGCCGATTGGGCGGTGAGCCCTGCGTCAGTGACGGGTTTCCAGCCACCTCGCGTCAGAACCCGGTCGCCCGGCCGAATGCTTTCAATGGGACGCTCGCCCGTCTCAGTGAGGACAGGCGTGCCAGCCACGAAGCAGGAGTGGTCAGCGACCTTCACGGGCTCGTCCTTGCCCTTCTCAGTGGCCTTGTCGTCCCACGAGTAGCCCGACACCTCAGAGATGAACCCGCGGCACCGATCAGCGACGGCGAGCTGTCCTTCAGCGAGCAGGGTCGCGGTCATCCCGATGCCGTGCGCGACATCGTTGTGCGCCGGCGAGGTCGCCAACCCGTCCTGGTGCAACTGAAGGCGGAAGCTCGCAGCGGACGGGTCCGCAACCACGTATTCCGGAGTGAGCACCTGGCGGGGAAGGTGCGCGGTTCGCAGCCATGCCCTGATCCGCTCGGACAGTTGCCCGTCGGTGAGGCGTGGTGCTCCGGTGCGCGGGTCGTGCCGCCACTCGTCCACGAGGATCAGCCGGGAGGTGTCGCGGCCACGCTCGTCGCGCTCATCGGACAGTCCGAGAAGGAGCACGCTCGTGGCGTTGGTGGTGCCGTAGTCGATGCCCGCTGCGAGAAGCCGCTGCATGGGCGGTAGGTGATCCCACCCGATGACGTGCCGGTCGGGGTCCCACATGGGGTAGACGGCGCCCTCAGCAGCGACCCAGTCCCCGAGGATGAAACGGCGGAACCACAAGCCCGTGAACTCGATGCGCTTCCTGGCCTTGTAGTCCTCGGACAGGGCCGGGTTGTCGTCCATCGTGAACCGCCAGTACCGCCAGTGCGGCAGCTGGTGCAGCTTGTCGAGGAACTTCACCTTCAACCAGTGGCTCGGCGAGTCGGGGTTGGTGGTGCCGAACAGTTGCGCACCCTCAACCGACATACGCCCGAGGAGCTGCGTGAAGAAGTCCTCCGGCAACACGGTGACCTCGTCGCAGTACGCGCCCGCCACCGTCATACCGCGGATGACCTTCTCCGCTTTCGCATCGGACGCGCCGATCACGTGGACCCTCCGGCCCAAGATGGTGCCCGTCGGCGCCCCGGTCGTGTACTTGACCTGGTCGGCGAACTCCCCGAACAACGCCGGGTCTTGGAGCGGCCCCATGACGTTACGGCCGATGGCTTCACGGGTGCGGCCGATCATGACGAGTTCGCCGCCGTGCGGGGCGTCAGCGACGTAGAACAGCCAGCGCAACAGGCTCGCGATGGTCTTGCCGCTGCGGATGGCGCCGTCCCAGATGTTGACGGACGCCTCACTCGTCGCTACCGACTCGATCTGCTTGCGGCTCAGCGGGAGGGACTCCAGCACCGTTGCTGTCCTCCCATGCCTGCTTCACGCTGTCGAAGAGCTTCCCGAGCATGCTCTTGGCGCCGTCAGCGGACCCGGTCGCGTCGACCTTCTCCAGTTCGGTGTGCGCCCTGACAGCGGTCTGCACGGAGGAGAGGATGGCGCGCTTGTCAGCGAACGGGGGTTCCTCGACTTCGGCGGTGTGCCATTCGCCGTCGCGGCCACCGAAAGCGCCGATCGTCGTCGGCTCCCATAGTTGCTTGCGGAGGCGTTCGGCATCTGAGAGGAGGTCGGCTGCGAGCTGTGCGCGGCGGCTGCGGTTGTCGGCCTGCTTCGCGCGCGTGGCGGCGATGACCTTCGTCCGGTCGAATGCGTGCTGTTCTTCCTGTGCGACCTTGCTGACGGTGGACGGTGAGACGTCGTGGTCGCGGGCTATCTGGTTGCGGCTCTTGCCTTCGTCGAGGTCGGCCACGATCGCGGCGCGTTTGTCGTCGGGGATGCGGGGAGGCACAACCCCCTCACCTCCTGCCCGTCGTGGTGTCACACTGGTGGCTCTGCGCTGCCCGCTCTGGCGCTTCCCCCTACTGGAGGTGCATTTTGAGGTCTTTGGTGTGTGCTGTCGTCGTGGTGGCGTTGGCTGTGTCTGCGTGCTCGTCGGGTGGGGGTGAGCCTGCCGTGTCTCCGTCGCCGTCTGAGGCTGTCGTGGAGTCGCCGTCTGCGTCACCTGAGGTGGCGGTGGACCCGAATTCGGCGACGATGATCTGCGAGAAGCTCCGCGTCCGTGACGCCTACCTGGCTGCGGACAACTTGCAGCCGCACGAGGAAGCGGAGGTCATCACGTTGGCGATGGAGGCGAGCACGGACGCCCTGGAGGAGGACGCGGAGCCTGCGCTGCGGGAGATCGCGTTGGAGCACATGGGGGACACGGATGCTGCTGTGGAGGCGATGATTCCGTGGTGTCAGGAGCACACGGAGCCGATCAATCCGACGACGCCGTGGTGAAGTGAGTCGCCCGGCCGCTCGCCTACCCCCAAGGGAGCGGCCGGGACGTGTGTGTCCAGTCGCGGGCCGTGCGCCGTAGCGTCATGGTGTGTGCCCGGCTGGACGGTCTAGGTGAGCCCGAACGCTTCGAGTGCGGGCTTCTCGCGCTCCTGCTTGGCGCGTAGCTCTTCGCGGTAGCGCTCGAACGCCTCACGCTGGAGCTCCTGGGCGAACTCCGGCATCTCGAACTGCTCCTGGCCGCACATCAGAGCCTGCTGTCGGGCTGGAAGATGGCGCGCACGGTCCACATGAACCCCTGCTGGAGGTTCGTGCGGCCAATGTCGAGCATGCGCTCGTCGACGTCGTCGCGTTCGCGGAGACGCGCGTGCAGGTCACCGAGGCGGTTCTCGGCTTCCTTGATCTCGTTGACGAGGTCGATGGCTTCCTGAGAGTGCTGTCGGTAGCCGGTGACGGCACCGGGCTTCTGCGGGTCAGGCATGGTGTCCTCCGAGGGGTGCTAGGTGTGCGCCCGGAGCGGGGAAGAACCCCGGGCACGATCAGATGCGCGGCTTCCCGCACGCGGTCCACGTGAGCAGCTTCGCGAGGTCAGCGTCCGCAGGCGGCAGAGCACGCGCCGCGAAGTCCACAGCCGACGCACTGTCCCGCACGGCCCATAGGACGCCGCTGCTGTGCACACCCCAAGCCCCGTCGTGGGGTTCGACGCGGACGGTGTCACCGGACGTGGTCGCCCACTCGATGCCGGTGGACAGCTCCACGATCGCGAGGAGGCGACGGGCGGCGCGCATGGAGTCCTGCGCCTGCTGCGCGAGCTGCTGATTGGTGGCCAAGACACCTCCGGGCACGCAAAAGGCCCGATCCGAAGACCGGGCCTTTCGACAAAAGCTCTACTAGAGCACACTCTAGCGGAACCAATCGGTTGCGCGCAACCTACCGTGCGGCTAGTGGCCTTCGCCTGCGAACTCCTCGAACTCCGGCATCCCCAGCATGCGGGCGGGCCACTCGCCGTGCATGGAGATGCCCCGCAGGAGCTTGAAGACCTTCACCTCGTCGGTGATGGCCACGCGAGCGCGTCGGCCGTCGGGGCGGGTGAAGTCCCAGACGATGTACGGGATGAAGCTCCGGCGGGCGGTGATGGGTCGCCCTTCGCTGTCGTGGTAGGTGAGTTCCGAGGCCGCCGTAAGGGCGTTCTTGAGGTCCCTGATCTGGGCTTCGTGTTCAGTCAACGGCATGGCGTTCCTCCCGGTGGTGTTCAAGGGTAGGCCCCGCCCCGGGTTGGGGCGGGGCGGTTGCTCCTAGCGGGGGTCCGACTCGCCCTGCCAGGTGATCTCCGGCCTCTCCAGATCGTTCACCTCGCAGTCCAACCGGTGCAACGTGTGCCCCTCGGGGATGGCCACCTCACCGATCAACCGGATGGCCGCGTCGTACACGTGCACCACCCCACCCACCCACGAGTACGCGACCGCGGGGACACCGTGCGCCTGGAGGTCAGCCACGATCCACAGCCCGACTGGGCTTTTGGTGCGGGTGTTCGCCTCCCCGATGATGCCGTCGGTGTGGATGAGGTCGGCGAGCTGCTCGGTGGTGAGCCACCCGGCCTCGCCGACGATGCCGTCCAACGCGTCGTTGACGTTCGCGTGTCCGCGTCGGGCGAGGATGGTGGAGAGGTCGATAGTCTCAGTCATGGTTCTCCTGTCTGGGGTTCCAGTGGCCCGGCGGAGGGGGCATCCTCCTGCCGGGCCGTCTCATGCGGTCAGGCGCACCAGCGGGCGAAGTCGATGTCCACGGTGCGCAGCGCCTCGGTGGCGAGCTCAGCGGCGTTCGGGGCGCCGCCTGCGATCGCGCGGAGCACGTCGGTGTACAGGTCGTCCTCCATGCTGTGTGCGGACTCGTCGTCGTCACGGTTCGCTTCGATGCGGGCGACTCGGGCTCGGACATCGTCGATGCTCATCGTGTTCTCCTTCGTATGGGCTATGCGGCCTGCGCCGCGTAGGCGTCGTACTCCTCAGGGGTCGCGGCCGGGTGCCAGTCACACACCGGGCCGCCGTCCGTGGGCTCCCCGCACTCCTCACCGTCGACCAGGTGCACACACCGGGTGTCGGGGGCGGGGTCGGGCTCTAGGTAGTACAGGTCCTCTCCGGCCATCAGTCCCCCTCGTGGGTGTAGTCGCGGAGCATCCGGGCCACGCGGCGCATGGACCGGCGGGTGGCCTCGTCCGTGTCGGCGGTGTCGGCGATGCGCTCCAGGTCGTCGGCGGAGTCGGCGACCGTGCGGGTCTTGGTGAGCGCGACGATGAGGTCCGGGTTGTGGAGGTTGCAGGCCAGGCACAGCGCCTGAATGAGGCGGTTGTGGTCGCTGGTCTCGCTGAACCACGGGAACCCGGAGTCGTGTCGCTCGGGCAGGGTGCCTGCGTAGTCGGTGACGCGGTCGATGTGGGTGCGGGTGGTGGTCACTGGTTCTCCTCGTGGTCGGCGACGATGCGGCGGCAGATCGCGGACAGGTTGCGGTTGATCTTGTACTTGCGGATGAGGTGTCCGGCGCCGGAGGTGTCCATGGCGGCGCGGCGGCCGTCGGTGGCGTTCACGGCGAGGAACTGCTTTGCGGCGGCCACGTCCAGCGAAGTGGCCTGAGCGGAGATGTCGGCGGCTGCGTTGTCGACGGGGTTCATGTGGGGCTCCTTGTCAGAACTGGGAGTCGGCTCGGGTGTCGTTGTTGAGGCGCTTGGCGTACTCGCGGCCCCGGGCGGTCAGCTCCCAGGACTCGACGCCCCATTCGCGCTCGGTGGCGTTCACACGGTGGTGGTAGCGGCGCGCGGGGCGCTCCACCCACCCCTTGACGCCGGACACGAGCCCGCGCCTCTCCATGGCGCGGATGGTGCGCATGTCGGTGATGCGCAGGTGCCCGTCCTTGGTGGCCTTCGCGAGGGCGGACACCATCGCGGAGGTAAGGGGGCGGGTGTGGTCGTGGGTGAGGGGGTCGTAGCCGGTCACGGGGTCTCCTTAGGCGGCGAGGGCGAGGTCACGGAAGGCCTTGTAGTCGGCCTTGCGGGGCTTGTAGGCGACGAGCGCGGCGATCACCTGTGCGCGGGTGTAGCGGGTGCAGGCGCGGCGCACACCGTCGCGGAGGGCGAAGCCCCGGACGCCTCCGGTGAGGCGCTTGCGGATGCTGGAGGCCATGCCGGTCGCGGTGGCGTCGTCGGCGCCCATGTCGCGCAGGTGTGACGCGGTGGTGTGGAGGCTGCCCCGGTGCTCCGCGTGCGCGGTCTTGCGGGTGGCGACGGTGGCGCGGCGCGTGGCTTGGCGCATGTGGCGCTTGATGCGGGCTTCGGCGACGGTCGGGCGGTGGCGCATCGGGGGTCCTCTCGGTGTCGTGCTGATGACTAACATCTTAGGCCCAACATGTTAGTCATGGCAAGTGTGTTAGGCCCATAGCTTTAGGCCCAACATGCATGGCATCATGGGGGAGTGAACCCCAAAGACGCCATCCGCAAGGCAGTCGAGCGCTACGACCAGCAGCTCGCAGACGCCAACGCCGAACGCACACACGCCTTCCGAGAAGGCATCACCCAAGGCCTCCAGCAGAAAGACCTCGTCGAGGCCAGCGGCTACAGCCGGGAGACCGTGCGCCGCATCCTCAACCCCGAAGCCGTCGAAGCGGCCAAGAAGCGCCGCTCAGAGAAAAAGGAGTCCTGACATGGGACGTAAGAGGGCCGAACTTCACGCCACCGCTGCGCTGTCTGATCACTACACCGCCGAGGACGACAAGGACGCCCGTCTGTGGAACGAGTTCGTCGCAGAGGTCCGCAAGGTCGCCGCTGACCCGCGCTTCGAAGATCTGGGGTGGGGAATCGACGTCAGCGCCACTGAGGCGGAGGTCGTCGGCTGGCCTGAGGACCCCGACGACTGACCCCACAGTTCAGCCCCCGCCACGTCGGCGGGGGCTTTCTCATTCCTCGTCGAGGTCGATGCCGAGCGCTTCCGCGATCAGGCAAGCGCCCTCGGGGCCGACGGTCTCCAGCAGCTCAGCGAGCCACACACGGTCCGGGTCAGGGTCCATGGTGTGGGTGTACCCGCTCAACGCGGCCGCGGACCGCCCCGGCGCTTCTGAACCGGCACGTCGGCTTGCACGTCCCCGGTGCGCTTCCTGCGCTCGTAGTGGGTGCCGCACAGCCCGTCGGCGACGTGCTTGCGCCCACACCCGTCCACTCCGCACACACGCGCCGGACGGGACCGTGACGCCGCGAGCGCCTGCCTACGGCGTGACTCCAGGGCTTGGGCTCGCAGCGGCTCGGAGAGCGCACGCAGCGACTCCTCCCGGGCGGCGTCCGCATCCCGCGCTGCTTCGAACCGCTGCCACTCGGGGGAGCCGACCCGGGCGGCGGCTTTCTCCCCCCACTGGCCGCGCAACTCTCGGGAAGCGAGCCGGGTGGACCGGCCGAGCCCGTGCTTCTCCCGGTAGGCGTCGGCCGACAGCCCGTGGACGCGCACATGGCGTCCGAGGAACTGCCTTTCCTGCCCGCATTCGTGGCAGACCAGACCGCCGGGGCCTTCGGTGAGTTGCCCGTAGATGCCGTGGCCGTCGGTGTCGCCGTACTCCATCAGTCCTCCTACGCTGAAAGAGCGGCCCCGCCCAATTGCCCTGGGCGGGGCCGCTCTCATTGTGCCGGGGTTAGTCGTTGTCGGGGTCGTGCTCGTCCACGATCGCTCCGAGGTCGATCTCAGCGATGATTGCGGCGATGTCCAAGCCGCCGGACTCGTTCTCGGGGTAGCCGTCCCAGTTCTGGTCGGCGTCGTAGTAGGGGCCGTAGAAGTCGTCACCGTTCAGGCTGACACCGTCGGGCAGGGCGTCGTTGATGGCGGACCGGTATCCGGCGACCATCGCGTCGAAGCTCCCGTCGGCCTGGATGCGCTCCACCCACTCGCTGTCGCCGCCGCTGATGAACTGGCCGACGCTGTCCTCGACGGTGAGCGCGGAGCTGTCGCCGTGGTTGTTCCAGGTGCCGTAAGAGGTGGTCGTGGTCATGGTCTTCTCCTTGTGCTCGTTGTAGATCTGGCCGAATCGGGCGGCCTTCATGCCCAGCGCGGCGGCGGCCGCCTTCTGCGTGCCGTGCTCGGCGTGCGCCCGGTGAACCATCCTGCCCCGCTCAGCGCCGATCTCGCTGCGGACCTGGTCGAAGACGCCGGCGAGCGCCTTCATCTTGGCGGGGTCGGGAAGCTGGTTCAGGGCGTCCCAGTCGATGCGGTAGTAGCTGCTGCTCATCAGGCTTCCTTCTCGTCGATCTTCGCGAAGACCCGAGCGATGAACTCGTCGGTGACGGGGCGGACGGAGGTGATCTCGGTGGGCAGGATCAGGTACTCGCCGAGGTCTTCGTCGTGGGCGTCGTCGTCGCTGTAGGAGCCCTTGAGCTCCACCAGGACGCAGTTTTCGAGGTCGGCGCCGACTGTCGCGAGGTAGTCGATGAGGTCGTCCTCGTCGCGGCAGACACTGACACCGTGGCGGACATCGTCGACGACTCCTTCGCCGTAGCACTGGACGAGGGTTTCGGTGGTGCCGCCGCAGTCGTCGCAGCCTCGGCAGGCGCGGGTGGCGTTGGACCAGTGGAAGGACAGCCAGTTGGCGGGGTCGAGGAGTTCGGCGTGGTCGCGGTTCGCCCGGTCGATCCTGATCATGTCCGCCTCCTGGTGTGCTGTCCTGCTGACACGCCTAAATCTAGGGTATCTAGATCAGGTCTGTCAATAGGGTACCTAGATTTCCTTGCAGACAGTCCCTGACATACGAAAACCCCCGCCCACCTCACGATGGACGGGGGCTCAGGGTCCGGCACCTCGCGGCTTCCCCGCCGGACCCCTCCCACCTCACGGNNGCGCGGACGATTGTGGGGCTGCCACCCCCTCAGCTGGCAGCCCCGTCCCGGCCCCTCCTCCGGGCCCGCCCCGCAGTGTCGACCACATGGATGTGCCTGCGGGGCGGGGGTCTAGTGGCTGCTGTCGGCCTGCTCGCGGCGGCGACGCTCGTAGTCGATGTAGTCGCCCTGCCGTTCGTCAGCGCGGCGCTCGGCCTCGGTGAGCGGCGCGTCCTCAGCCCGCTCGGGGGCGCTCACGCCGTCACCGGGTACAGGTCAGCGCGGTTCGTGCGCAGCGCCGCGAGGATCACCTGATACCTGGTCGCGTCCGCGATCGTCAGATCCATCAGCGTGCCCGGCCTCACCGGAGCGCCGTCCTCCGCCTGGAGGATCACGGTCTGCACCACGTCCGCGACCGCGGCTCTCTGCTGCTCGGTGAGTGTGCCGTCCTCTATGGCCTGTATGAGCGGATCACGCTGCTGGGGTATCGGGTAGCGCATACGCGCACCTCCACATGGGTGCCGGGTGGGAAGCCCGGCGAGCCGTTCAGGTGATGCCATGCTGCCCTAGGTCTCCCAAAAATGCAATATTCACTTTAGGATGTATGACACGATCAGCAATGAACCCCCCACAGCTGAGTGAACGGTGCGACGAATGTCAGAGAATCCGCCCGGACGCGCTACCTTGCCGCGTAACCGCCGCAAGTCCGGATCGAGGAGCGCCGCCCTGGCCGTCAGCCCCACACTGCGCAGACGCCGCCTCGCACGGCAGCTCCTCACCCTGCGGGCGGCACGCGGCATGACCGTCGACGCCGTCTCCAAAGAAGCGAAGCTCCGCGCACCGGAACGCCCCTGGTCGGCCGCGAAGATCGTCCGCATCGAGAACCGCAAGGTCCAACGCGTCCGCGAGCCCGACTTGCTCGCGCTCCTGGACGTGTACGGCGTCGTCGACCCCGCCGAACGAGACGCCTACCTCAAGCTCGCCCGCGAAGCCTCACAGACCGGCTGGTGGGTCGGCTACAAGAAGGAATTCGAGTCGGCCGCGTACATCGACCTGGAGAACGAAGCCTCGGAGCTGCTGACGATCGAGGTGGGGTTCATCCCTGGTCTACTCCAGACCGACGGGTACGCGCGGGCGGTCATCTCCGGATCCGGTGTGACCGATCCCGAAGAGGTCGAACGCCGCGTTGAGGCGCGGATGATGCGCCGTTCCGTCCTGGATCGCCCGGACGCACCGAAGCTGACAGCGCTCATCGATGAGACCGCGATCCGCAAAATCCCCACCCATGTACTCGAAGAGCAGGTGGGTGCGCTGCTGACGCCACGGCGTGGCGTGGAGGTGCGCATCATCCCGGACGCGGTCGGCCCCTACCCGGGCCTGTCGGGGGGCGCGACGATCCTACGGTTCAAGCACGACCCTGAGGTGGTGTTCTTGGAGCACTCGTCGGGCGGCCAGTTCCTGGAGGAAGAGGATGAGATCGCCCACCACCAGCGTCTGTTCAAGGCGACGCGGGACGTGGCGTTGTCGAAGGCGGATTCGGTGGCATTCTTGAAGAGCAAGCTGCCCGTCTAGCAGTAGAAGAAGAGGCTCGCAATGCCTGAGCGTTCCCACCTCGTTTTCCGCAAGTCCAGCTACAGCACCGGGAAGGGGCAGAACTGCGTGGAGGTCGCGGACCTTCCTGCGGGTGCTGCTGTCCGTGACACTCAGAACCGGGAGCTGGGTCACATCGAGGTTCCTGTAGTCGCTGAGTGGTCGGCGTTCCTGGCTGTGGCTCGCCGGTAGGACCCAACAGGAAGGCCCCCACCATCGCGGTGGGGGCCTTCTGTCGCTGTGTACCTGAACAGCGTTCCCAGGGTCACTGTACCTTCCGGGGGTTTCCCGGTGAAGAGGCCGGAGTTACGCCTCCTCGTGTTCGTGGCGCATGTGGACCTGGTGCGCGTACTCAGCGGCCAGGCGACTGTCCGCGAAGGACGCCGCCCCACACTCTCCGGTGTAGCTCTCGGGGTCGGGGTTGGTGCACCGCCACGCGTAGGGGTAGCTGGCGGACTCACGGCGGGTGATCCGGACGGGCGGCTCGTTCACGCCTCCTCCCTCATGTTTTCCCACATGCCACCTTTGTGGTCGGAGTGGTCGCCGGTGTGCCCGATGGGCCGTGCGCACGTGCTGCCGTCGAGAAGCAGACCGGACGCGACGTGCGAGCAGGACCCAGGGCGGGCCGCCTCCTCAGCGATCTCACGGGCGCGGGACGTCACGATGTCGCGGCCGCGCTGGAGGCCGAAGAGCACACCGGCCAGCCACGAGTTGAGCGGTTCCTTGGTGATCTGCTCCTGCACGCTGCGCTCCTCCTCCACGATCCGGGAGGCGAGGTCGTCCCGCATCCGCTGGTTCTCGTCCTCCAGGGCCCGGACGCGCTTCCCCCGCTCGATGATCTTCTGGTCCTTCTCCGCGCTGAGCACGCGGATGGTGCGGCTGGCGGCCTCCAGCGCGCGCAGGCGCGAGTTCTCCTCTCTCAGCTTCTTGGTTTCGGCTTCCACGACCCCCATCACGGCGTTGACGCGGCGGTCGTGGGCGTCCTCGGCTAGGAGCTTGCTCATGCCGCTCGCTCCCGTGGGCGGCTCGTACAGCACCTCCGCGATCTTCTCTCGCAGGTCCATCACTGCTTCCCTTCCTTGATCACGTTCGCGTAGAAATCGATGTGGCCGCACGGGTTACACCACTCATCCACCTCGTAAGCGACCCCTCCGCGCGTGCGCGTGTGCGTGCGAGGAACTCCTCGCGGGCCGCCGCATTCGGGGCAGGCTGTGCTGATCGTGACGGCCAGCACCCGGGGCGGCTGGGCCAGGTCGGCGGTGGGCTGGCGGACGTGCACCGTCATCGTGGCCTCCGGCTGGTCCATCACGGCTCCTTCACAGTGCGGGCCCGGTGCGCGAAGGCGGCCAGGCGCACACACGGCGGCCCCTGCCGGGCGGTTTGGCGGTCACCAACCCACGCCAGCGCGAGAGCGTGGCTGCCGGTGCGGTGGACCACCTGCCCGTTCCGGACCACGAGGTACTCGCGGTCACCGAGGGCGAGGATGGGGTGGCCGTTGGGGTTGGGGTAGACGTATCGGGTGCGGACCCCGTACACGGCGTACATCAGGTCTCCTCGGTATGGTGTTGGCGGGCCGTCCCGGGTCGAGCGGGACGGCCCTTCGTGTGCGGTCAGGCGGGCCGGTGTTCCAGGTAGAGCGGCCCCCACCACTTGACGACGTGGGCGATGGGCTGCCCTGCGACGGCGGGGTCGTAGTCGGCGCTGATGGCGTGCAGGTTGTCGGGGGTGCCATATACGAACCACAGGTCGTGGTCGTGGTCGCGGGCGAGGTCTCCGGCGCGCGGGGTGTAGTCGGCCATCGGGTCTCCTTCGTGTGTCAGGCGGTCAGGCGGGGGTGTCGAGCGCCTTGGTCGTGCTGCACGGGTAACTGACGTCGCAGGAGAGGCAGCGCCGCTCTCGGATCTCGCTGTTCTCGTAGAGGTACGAGGCGTGCAGGCCTCGGATGAAGTCGAGCTTCTTGTTGGCGGCATGGAGCTGAGCGGCAACGCCTTCTTCGTGGGTGAGTGCGCGGTAGGTGCTGGCGGTCACGGGGTTCTCCCTCTCAACTTTGTAGTCACCGTATCTACAAGCACACCTTACCCCACCTAACTCCTCTTTGTCGAGTCGGTGTCTACAAGCTACGATCGGAGCATGATCCCCGGATACCTGACCATCGCGGCCGTCGCCGAACACCTCGGCGTACAACCCAAGACTGTCCGCCAGTACCTATGGCGGAAACGAGACGGCTTCCCCGAGCCCGATGAGCGCGTCGGCCAGTCACCGCTGTGGCGTGAGGAGACCATCCTCGCGTGGGAGAAGGAGCGCGCGTCGGCGTCGTGGAACCGCCGGAAGTGACCTCGTGAGCCCCCGCCCGTCGGGGGCTTTCGCCGCTGTGCTGCACGTGCACACCAAAGCCCGCGCGGTTCTCCGCGCGGGCTTTTTGCTTGCTCTCACTCGGTGAGGTGGCCTGCCTACTTTGCGAGGGGCGGACAGACTCCCTCGCGGAAGAGGTCGGGCAGAAGGTCGTGGGACATGACCCGGCTGCCGGGGGTGAGGGTCACGATGTCGAACTTGACCCGGGCCGCCTCTATGAGCTCTAGCGCTCCAGCGTCGTCAGCGTCCTCGGCATCCCATTTCTCCGCATTCGTGACGCGCTGAACGACCGCCCCGAATTCACTGAGGGCGTTTTTGATTCCGGATCCGTACATGGCACAGACCCCGTCGACCAGGTGAGAGACGTCGCCTGGCCAGCCACGCGGGCCGCTGCTGTGTGGGTTGATGCAGCTCACGGTTTCGTAGTAGCCGAGATAGCCCCTCTCTTCTGCTGGGGCTGCACGCTCAAAAAGGCAGAGTACGTGCCGTCCAGGGTGGATGATGCGGTAGGCGATGACGGGGGCGTTGTCCGGGGGCATGCGCTCACTTCTCCTTGAGTACGCGGTCGATGGTGGTGCGTGCGATGCCGCTGATGGTGTGGATGCGGTGTTTGGTGATGCCTGCGGTGTGTGCCCTGCGGATGCGGTTGTCGCGGTCGGCGGTGATCTCGGCGTATTCGCGGAGGGCGGCTTCCGCTGACTCCTTGTTCATGCATCACACGCTACATGTAGCGTAGGCTACAGTCAAGCCCACCGGACACCCCCCATGCACGTGCAAAGGGGGTAAACTGGGAGGACAACCGAAAACAGCGAAGCCGCCCGGTGTTGGTAGCACCAGACGGCTTCTGAACCACCATCCTGATTACGCCAGGAGGCGGCCTTGTCTAAGGCTAATGGTACCTCGCGCGCGCCCCGCATAGGGGGCCAGTCGTGCTGAAGGTTCACCACATGCGCCACGAAGCGCACTTCACCATCCTCGCCAACCAGGCGATCCGCGACGGCCGACTCTCCGGCCTCGCCCGCTCCGTCCTCATGGAGCTCATCTCCCGCCCCGAAGGCTGGCAGACCAACGCCGACCAGATGTGGCGACAGGCACGCAAGGACCGAGGCGACCGCGCCGAAGGACGCCGCGCGTTCCGTCAGGCGTTCTCCGAGCTGGAGGAGTTCGGCTACCTCATCCGCGACCTCAAGCACAACGGCAAGCGCGTCGAGACGGTCATGCACCTGTTCCACCTCCCGCAGGAGGGCCACGGGAAGGCTTCGGGTAACCCTTCCGGTAACGGTTCCAGTGACGGCGTTACTGGCCAGAGCGAGGAGCAGGGCAGCTCCAACGACTCCGAGGCCGAGTCAGAGGACACGTGGGGTACCGGTTCCGGTACGTCACATTCCGGTACGTCACAAAGCGGTACGTCTGAAACCGGTACCTCTTTAAGAAGGACCGATCACGGAAGTACCGATGTAGGAAGTACTGATCAGGAAAACTCTTCTTCTTCCGCCCCGGTGACACCTGAGCCCGAGCCCGCTCCCGTCGCTGAGAAGAAGACGAAGACCCCTGAGACCATCGTCATCGAACGACTGGGATGCACCGACGACGAAGCCACCGCCGTCGTGGACTACATCGAGCAGCAAGGCGACGGACGCGGCGAACGCATCCGCTCGCTCGTGTGGTGGATGACCAACCGAGAAGAACGGCTCCTCCTCGGAGACCTCGCGCACGTGCGCCGCCACTCCGCCGCCCCGACCGTCACCGAGTGTGCAGACCACCACCAGACCATGCCCACCCACGGGTGCGGCCTGTGCGCCGGGGAGATCAAAGCAGGGGACCCCGAGGACATCGCACGGTTGAGGGCGCACCTCGCGACGGTGGGTGTGGCCGCGCGGCCTGACCTTGCGCGGCTCCTCGGAACGCCCCAGGTGCCCGCACAGACGTCCGCAGGCGGGTGGACGTGGGAAGACCAGCTACGCCGCGAAAGGGCCGCCAGAAACGGCGTGAGAGGCGGCTCACGGGTGCCAGTCCTGCCCAACGAGGCCTACGCCAACATCACCGACGAGTACGTCAAGGCGAACCTGCTGTAGAGGCCCCGGGCACCGGCAGTGATTGCCGGTGCCCCCGATTCGCTGTCGCCAGCGGTCCTGCTTGAAGGTCACGAACCGGCAACAGGCTCAGCGAACGCCGTTGCAACACGATGGGTCCTGTCTAGCTTTGGCCCATGAGCGGTAGTGGCATTGAAAAGGCAGCCGAAGGGTTCCTCAACGAGATCCATGCGGAACGGTCTCGCTTGGAGGGAGAGATCAAGGAGGTGTCAGGGCAGCTAGAGGCCCTCCGAGTGCGCGTTAATGAGCTCGATGACTTGGAAGCTGGCCTTCGAGCACTTCGGGGAGAGAAGACCAAGGCGGCCCACCCAAGGAAGGGTGCTTCCGGTCCGAGCTTGGAGACTCGGCAAAAGGCTACCGCTCGGCGTCAGGAGATCCTTCGTCTCATGAAGGCTTCAGACAAGGAGTGGTGGACGATCGGTGAGCTTCGCTCTGCAACGGGGGAAAGCGATCAGAAGATCCGCAACGCTCTGTCGGCGATGAGCGGCAACGAGCTGATGAAGGAGGAGAGGCCTGCGGATGGTGGGAAGGGCAAACAGGTGAGGGTCTTCTTCAAGGTAGTCAGGTAGGACGGGCCCGGCTTCGGCCGGGTTTTTCTTGGCCAGATGCGTAGCATTTGCTACGCCTATCGTGTAGCATGTACTACATGGACAAGCGCAGTGGCATCGCGCGACAACTCGCCACAATCAAAAACCGCGACCAGGTCATCCGAGACGCCTACAACGTCCACGGACTCACCAAACAAGAGATCCACGACCTGTCCGGCGTCGCACGAACCACCATCAACCGCATCCTCAAGGAGAAGCCCATGAACCGCACCTACACCCTCATCGCCTCCAACGGCCAGGAAGCCGACGGCATCCCCACGTGGGGGTACACCGACGAAGACGGCGCGTTCGTGGACCAGGTCCACTACTACGACGGCGATGCCCCCGCCGACGCCGTGGCCCGCTTCCAGGAGCAGGGCAAGCTTCCCTCCGGTGAGGTCACCGTCGAGCGCGGCGAGCGCCTGGACGACTACTGGATCCACGAGGACCACCAGCGCGCGTACACCGTCACGATCGACCCGGCCTGAGCCGCAGGAGAGGGCACCATGACTCACACCGACCGTCACCCCTCCACGTGGAGCTTCGGCGACTGGATCGCTGAGGTCCGCGAATGCCTCGACGAAGCCGAGCAGGTTCACGCCCGCATGGTCGCCGGGGAACTCACGCACCGCACCAGCTTCGATCGCGCCAACAACATGGGGCTGGTTGCGTTCAGGGTCGCGATCCGGCAGGCCGTGCAGGACTGGGACGACCTGAACACCGACATCCCCGACGCGGGTGCGCTCGTCCCGCGGAAGAAGCCCAAGCGGAAGCCGCCCGTGCAGACCGCGCTGTTCGACGCGCCGGAGGAGGAGCGATGAGCAACGTCGCTGTTTTCGCCGCACCCGACCGGCCTGCCTACACCTTCCACGAAGGCCGGACCATCACGTGGGGACCCTGGACCCTGTCCGCTCACGTCACCTGCTTCGGACCCTCCGAATGCGACCAGTGCGGATCGACCGACACCCCCCAGATCACACACGGGCGGCAACTGCCGCTCCCCGGGGAAACCTTCACGATCCCCGCACCCCGGCGTAGTGGTCACGTGGCGGGCGGCGCCTACAGGGAGACCCAGGAACCCGCGTGGGAAGTCGATCGGCTGTGCGCGGTGCGGTGTCCCGGGTGTGGGCACGTGGACGTGCTCGACATCGAACGCGACTACGAGCCTGTGGACACTGAACAGCCCACGCTGTTCTGACGGGAGCTGAGATGCGCATCATCGTGACCGGGGGGCGCGACTACACCGACGCGCTCGTGATCGCCTACGCCCTCACCCACTACGCCCCCACCGGTCCGCACACGCTCGTCCACGGGGCATGCAAGACACTCCGAGAGGACAGGACGCTCTACACGCTGAAGCCTGGGGAGAAGCCTGGAGCGGACCGTCTCGCGCACTACATGGCGCTCGCTCTCGGGTGGGAGGTGGAGACCCACCCCGCCCTGTGGTCCGTGCACGGGCGCGCGGCCGGACCAATCCGCAACCAGCACATGGCGTCACTCGGAGCTGCCGGGCTGATCGCGTTCCCCGGTGGGCGCGGCACCGCCCACATGATCACCTGCGCAAAAAAGGCAGGGATTCCCGTGTGGGAACCCTGCCGGGCACTGGCGGCATGACAGGAGACACCCATGGACGACCCCACCAAGAAGATGCACATCCGCCTCATGGAAGAGGGCGCTCGCTCCTTCCAGGTGCGTGCAGCCAAAGCCGTGGAAGCCGAGGACCGCACCGAACGCGCCGCCGACAAGGTCCGCGCCCTGCCCCTGCTCGCCTTCGTCGGCCAGACCCCCACCTACGAGCAGTTGGTTGACCGTGATGCCAGGGAAGAGGAGAGCCTTCAGCGGCATGCGGCCGAGCTGATGGTACGGATCCGGGAGCTGGAGGAGGAGAACGCCCGCCTGCGCAGGGGGCAAGACGCCTGACCTTTCCGCGCCCGCTTCCTCGGATAGGCACCGCCCCGGGGCGCTCCTGTCATGGGAGCGCCCCCACCCACCCCACAATCAGACCAGGAGGAACCATGGACGACGCCGAGAAGTACCAAGCCATCAAAGCCATCTACCGCACCCTCGACAAACCCACCCCGCCCGAGACCGTCTACATCGAGCCCACCGTCGGCCCGGCGTGGCTGTACGTGGACGGCACGTGGTTCGAAGCTGGGTTGGAAGATCACGCCCTGTTCCTCGTGCGGTGGCACCGGGAAGCTGAGGCCCGGTGGGGTGAGTTCGGCACCCGCATGAACGTCAGCGCGGGCGTGCTCTCCCGCGAGCAGTGCGAGGTCATCTTGAAGCACGTGCGCGCGACCGCCTGACCCTCCGCCCCGTCGTGTCAGCGGCACACGCCACGACGGGGCACCATCACACCAGGAGGAACCATGGAACAGCCCGCACCGATCCTCAGCGTCCACCACGGCGAACTCCCCGCCCACGCACTCGCCGCCGCCCCCGTGCACGCACACGTCACCGCAGAGCAGGCATACGACCTCGTCGGACCCGTGAACGCCGCCCTCGCCCTGCACGCGCCCATCGTGGAGTTCGAAGACGCCGACAACGGCCGCAACCCGGACGTGTGCGCCCACTGCGGCGAGCCGATCGACGACACCCACTTCCGCGACAAGTGGTACGGCAACCTGCTGTGCCCCAGAAGCCCGACCCTGCAATGCGACCACTGCTCGAACGGGGTCGGGGGCCGCGCTGACTGGCCGTGCGCGACCGTGAAGGCGCTCACCGCGACCGCTTGACCCTCGGGGCATCGGCCGTGTGTCGGTGCCCCACGCCACCATCAACCCAAGCCACCAGCAAGGAGCACACGATGACCCTTCCCGAGCACGAACTGAACCGCCGCTGCCACCACAGCCACGTCGTGGACATCTGCCCCACCCGCGAGTGCCAGGACGAACTGTCCGAGATGGAGGACGAAGCCGAACGCCAGCGGTGGGCTGACTACGCCGAAACCGGAGACGACGGCTTCCTGATGGAGATCGACCGCGGCGCCCTGCACACCTGACCACTCTCGGGGCGTCCGACACCAGGACGCCCCAACCAAGGAGGACACATGGAGAACCCGCTCATCCGCTACGCCGACCTCGCCCGCCAAGAATCCGGCATCGACCCGCGGCAGGTCGTCGAGACCCACCCCGGCGACCTCGAAGCGATCATCACCGCGTGGACCGACGACCGGGCACGGTGGATGGCGAAGCTGGATTCCGCCCGGCACAACGCTGCCAGGTACCGCGAGGACCGCGACGACGCCTGGTGGAAGCTGGAGAACGAGTGACAGGGCGCCCGACCCGCACGGGCACACGTAAGGCCCCCGCTTCGGCAGGGGCCTTCGTCATGCTCACACCGGCGGCAGCGGGGGAGCGCCCAACACCAACAACACCGGCGCGAGCACCAACGACGCCACCCGGATACCGTCCTCCACCCTGCTCTTGCCGGTGTGGAACGCGACCGGGCTGCGGAACATCCACCACCTCTTGCCGCGGTACGTGAACGGCCACGCCAGCGGCACACCCGAGCGGGTCAGCCAGTCCCCGAGGACGTGCACCAGAGCACCCACGCCGACCGTGACACCGAGCAGCCACCACGGCGCCGACCCCAACACCACAGCGGCCCCGGCCACGACCGCGGCGGCCACACCAGCGGACTGCACCGCTTTGCGCCCGAACGACCGCGCCACACACCCGAGGCCCAGCGCCGCCATCGCGAACACCACCACGCCCACGCCGAACGCGCCGAGCGCGGACACTCCGGCCGCGACCGCGCCGAACGCCAGCACAGCAGGGACCGTGTGCGTCAGATGCCGGTGGCCACCATCGCCCCGGCCCTTCAGGTCATACGGGGTCGCTGTCGCCCGGTAGGTACGCCTGGACGCGGCACGCAGCGCCCGGGACACACCCCGAGACGCGAACCCCAGCGACCGGCCGACCGTCGACCCCGGCTCGTCCAAATCAGGCAGCAGCGCCGCACCCGCACCCACAGCGGCACACGACACCACATCCACCGGGTGCGCACCCAGAAGCGCACCCACAGCGACACCAGCGAGCATGCCAGTGGCGGCATGCGATGAACCCATCATGAGGACTCCAAGAAGGCAGGAAGGAAGGAGGCATGAGAAGGGACAGGGACACGGAGGGCGGCGGCCTCGACGTCACCCGCGTGGGGTTCGTCGTCAGCTTCGCCCTGCCTTGGGGAGCCTGCACACCCACCCGGGAGATCCGGGGAGGCGTGCGCGCCCTCCAAGAGGAGGCGCAAGGGAGGCACCCGCAGGTCAGGACGGGCGCCCCCGAGGCGCACTACTCGCCGATCGGCAGCTCATACCCGAGCTCGGACAGGCGGTCCTTCCACCGGCGGATCGTCCGCGGGTCACGGTCCAGCTTCCGCGACGCCCCCCGGATCGTCGCCGCCTTCTCCCCGTGCACGTACTTCACGAGCGCCTGGTGAGTCTCCGGCAGCTCCTGGAAGGACACCTTCGCGCCCTCCGGGGTGAGGGCCTTCACATCCAGGGGGCGGGAGAACCCGAAACCGCCACCGAACCCCGCCTTGTTGGTGATCCCCGCAGGAGCAGCCTCCGCAACGACCTCCGCCTCAGCCACACCCGACTCCAGCACGAACCGCGGCGCCTGCCCGTGGATCGTGCGGAGCTTGCGCTCCAGGCGGATGCGCTGCTCGTACACGTCCGCCTCCTCCTGGTCCTCCGCGCGCTGCTGCTCACCCAAACGCTTGATCTTCGCCAGCGCCTTCTTGTGCTCCGCCTCGGACTCGGCCAGCTCCAGCTCCAGCTCGGCGGCGGCCATCTCCTGCTTGAACTTCGCCAGCCGCTTCTTGTCCGCGACCTGGCGCTGCTCCTCGTGCGTCAGCTCGGTGGACAGCTCCGCCTCCCTGGCCGCCTCCTCCTGGAGGCGCTCCGCCTCCACGCGCGCCTCCTCCGCGGCGCGGGCCGCCTCCCGCCTACGAGCCTGCGCCTGCTCCGTGCGGATCTGTACGACCATGCCCCACAGCAGCTTCGACACCAGCGGGGCCGCCGCGAACAGGGCCGCGACCGACAGGCCAGCGTGAGCGACGATCGCAGCAGCAGCCAGGAACGCCGTGATCCACCCGACCAGCGTGGCCGGGCGCGCGAACCGCGGCGCCAGCAGCGCGATGAGGACCGACGCGACCATGGCCACGTCGAACAGCACGCCAATGGGGAGGGCGACCGGAAGCGGCACGGGCAGCACCTGAGCGACCGACCAGGCGGCCAGCGGCAAAGCGAGCAGGGTCGGCACCGACGCGATGGCGACGAGGGCCTTCATGAGCCACGGGGGCGCGTCGTCCACGGCCGCCTCCACGGCGGGGGCGGGCTGCGTGGCCTTGGGTGGCGGGGGCGCCTCCACAGGGGAGGCGGGGGGCTTCTCGGGGGTCTCTCCGGTGGGAGGCGTGGGGGAGGCGCCGCCGCGCTTCACCAGGAGACGCCGGGTCTTGGTGGACAGGGACGTGATGACGTCTGCGAACATGGGACTGCCCTTCTGGGGTGTGTGGTCCGCCTCGGTTCCGGCAAGTTCCTTGGGGCGGGCCACTCTCTACTTTTCGGAGTTGCTTAGAGCCCTCTGTGCGCGCTCGAACCAGTCGGCCGAGACGAGCACCGCGATGGGCTTGTTGTAGCGGTGGATTGCTGTGTTGACCCCCTGATGGGCGTCGTCGAGCAGGTCGCGGAAGTGCTGTCGAGCCCATCCGCTTTGTACGACTTGTGGATCTTCTTCCATGTCTCAAGTCTACCCGATGTATGTACAACATGAACGTGATGTACGCAAAGAAGTTTCCTCCGCTGGAGTCTCGGTAGCACCAATACCAAGGGGGTCTCCGGAGACCCCAACCCCCGAAAACCCCCACCTTCCCGGTAGTACTACCAAGACGTTTTCCCAGCTCACGCGTGGTATCGGGTCAGTTCATCTACCAGGAGAGGTACCGACGTCCAGTAGACGCCAGTACCCCCCTCACAGGGCGTCCCGGACCGCGTCCGGCACCGCGATCTCACCCGCACGAATACGCGCGATCGCACCCTCGAAAGCGGCTCGCTCGTACCCCTTGCCGGACTTGCCACCCCGGGAGAACGGGTGCTCCAGCGGCTCGATCCCGACCTTCCGCAGCAGCGGGGAGAGGTCCCGGGACGGGATGCCAGTCGCTTCGGCCAGGGTCGCGGTCAGCGCCCGTGAATCATTGCCGAATACCTCCAGGCACTCAGTGAGGAGACGGGGAGGGGCGCCCACATCCGCGAGTTGCTCCTCCACAAGCCGGTCGAACACGCTGTCACCCGACCGGGTCGGCTTCTGCGCGGGCGCGTCCTCGCCCGGCACCGGCAACCCCGAGTCGCGGAACGCCTTACGCATCGCTTCCATGGCCACATCCCCGCCCGCAGCCGGGTTCGCGCCGCCTCCCATCGGGGGGCGGGAAGGAGGCGCATAGGAGGCGCTAGTGGAGGCCTGCGCCCCCACCGTGGAGGCGGGCGCCCCCTTCCCGGACAGCCACGTCTCACGAGCACGATCCCACCGGGCCTCCCACCACTCCCGGTTCGTGTCTACCGTGATCGCATCCACCTCCGGACGCCACGGGTCCGACACCTTCGCGACCTCCGCCGCCGTTGACGGCTTCGTCCGAGGACCCTTGAACACCATCGGAACGTCGCCCTCCTCAGCGCCCACACCGAAACCCACCCCGGGGATTTCCTCGCAGCGCGGCGCCTTGCCCCAGTTGAACAGGTAGGCCAACTCGGCATCGCCGTCGACCTGCATGGACACCTTCGCCGCCGACTGAGCGTTCAGCTCGATCGGCAACCCGTTGCCGCCCGCATCCACCGCCCGCAATGCACACGTCAGCCCGCGGATCGACACTCCTCGGGACCGGTTCGACAGCTCCACCATCAGCTTCTTCACCGAGGCGGGCAGGTTGTTGGACTCATCTGACACGAGCACGATGTGCGGCACCTGCGGGGAAGACGGGATCTTGTCGTCGTCCTCCTGCTCCATCAGGTCCGCGTAGCCAGTCGCCCGCTGAGGAATCGCGTCGATCAGGAAGCGCAGCAGACCAACGGCCTCTTCCTCGTCCGTGGCCACCGCGGCGATCGCGGGCTTCTTCGCCTCCCCACGCAGCCACGGCCGCAGGTAGGGCATGAACAGCTTGCCGCCGTTGAAGTCGATGCCGACCACGACGACGTCCTCGCACATCAGCAGGTAGGACAGCATTGCGGTCAGCTGGTTGGACTTGCCCGACCCGGTCTGGCCGATCAACAGAGCCCACTTCCACTTCAGGCTCATCTCCAGGAAGGACCCGTCGTGGCGAATACCAATGGGGATGGGGTCGTAGATGCTGCGCTTCTCGATCTCCCCGAGGGGGATGTCTTCCGCGAGGACGTTGACAGTGGTGACATCAAGGATGACCTCGCGGGCGGTCTCTCCGGCGCGCACCTCGATGCCGCACCCGCGCGGCAGATTCGCATCTGACACGAGCTCCAGGCGCTTGCTGCTGATGTGCGTCCACCGGTGCCCACCGGAGGGCAGCTCAGCGAGTACCGAGTACCCGGTGCGACGCGTCTTGCCGGGCTCGCCGGGAACAGGACGCTCCCACTCATCGATGCCGGTGACGCGCACGCCCTTGATGCGGCACACCCGGGAGATCCGCGCCTCCCACTCACCCTTCAAGCCGCGCCGCCGCTCGACCTCCTCCACCTTCGTGACGTGTTCGCGCCAGTTCTCGGTGTGCACCGCCGCGGCCTTCGTCGCCACCGTCGCGACCATCGTGCCCACACCGAGCGCGCCGAGCGCCTCCACAGACCACGGGCCAGACACGAGACCGTCCCACGTCCACCACCCGTAGAACCCCCACGCACCCAAATGCGTCCACCGCGCGAACTGCGGCAGGCGCCGCTTCGCGTCCTGAGCGAGGGTGAGCAGACCACACGCCGTCGCACCCGCCACCGCATACCACGGCGACAAACCCAGCATCTCGCCCCACCCGGCCACACCCAGCGACGTGCACGCCGCCGTGAACGGACCACTGACCGGCCCGAACGTGCCAAGCTCAACGCGCTTCTTCTTGCCCACCCTCGTACTCCTCTCTGTGTTCGGTTGTCAGCGGGCGTTGTACGCCCGGTCCCACTTGTGGTCGTTCGGCGCGGTCTGCTCACGCAGCCGCTGCAACTGGTCCGCGTGGATGTTCTCGATCAGCGCCCGCAACTGCGACATGGCGTTCGCGACGTTGCCCACCCCGCTCGCCCCACCCTGAATGAACTCGCCGATGCGCCCGTCCAACGGCTGCTCCTGGAGCGTCGACACCGCCAACGCGTTGATGCCGCCCGCGACGATGTCCAGCGCCTCAGGGATCGCGTCGACCCCCTCCACGAACTCCAGCATCCCCTCGGCGTTGTACGCCGCGATCTCCCGCGCGAGCATCTGAGCCGCGTGCTGAACCCTCTGCCTCGAAGCACCCATGCGCCTCTCCACCTCTCCACCGACGGTCTTGCCGTCGCTCTTGCCGGGCTCGAATCCGTCCCGGAGCTTGTCTTCTTCCTTGCTGCGTTTGCTCTTGAGGAGCAGCTCCGACCACGCGCCCGCCAAATACGCACCAGCGCGCCTAGCGTGCGGCAGGACGTGCTTCCACGCCTTCTTGCCGACCGACCACGCCGCCGCACCGAGGAACGCCACCCCCACGCCAGCGAGAGCGGCGCCCCGCCATGCGCGGAGCGCCATCCGCCCCGATCGGGTGCGGGACAGGCGACGCTTGATCCGTGCTTTGACCCGGGACGCCCGGGTGGCCTTGCGGCCCTCGACAGCCCGGTACGCGCGTGCGGCAGAGCGCCGCTGCGCACCCGTCAGCCCGTCTGACCCGACACGGCCGCCACCCCACCCGCGACCGCGACGGGAAGCACCACCAGGGCGCGATCCGAAACCACGGCCACCGCGACCTGAACGTGGGGGGAGGCCTCCGTGCGACCGTCCGAACTGCGGACCCGAACCGCGCGAGGAACGCCCCCCGGAACCGCCAGCACGACCGGAGCGGTCACCAGACCACCCAGGGCGCGACGACGCACCGCCCGGACGGGAAGCACCAGCCCGCCGCCCCGAATAGCCGCCAGCCACACCAGCGCCGCCGCGCCGTCCGGCCTGAGCCGCACCCGCTCGACGCCCACCAACAGCGCCCGCAACCAAGCCAGCCGACCTCCGGGCGCGCTGCGCCGCAGACCCCGACGCACGGGAGGGCAGCCCACCAGAGCGGGCCGCGCGCGACGACATCGACCGCAAAGACCGCGACGAGCGCATCCCACCCAGCCGAGACCCACCAAACCGGCGGCCACGTCGGCGACTACGGGCGAGCAGGGCGCCGCCACCGAGGACAGCAGCCCCACCCGCGACCAGGCCCAGAGGACCAGCGGCAGCGAACAGGGCCGACGACGCAGCGCCCATCGCGGACATGGCACTACCCGCTACCGGCATCAGCCCCAGGAAGGAGGCCTCGGAGGCATCGGGCGCGGGGGATGCGTCGGTTGCGGGCTCGGTCACGGTGGGCTCTTCCACCTGCTCATCTGTCATGCTGGTGCTACCTCTCCCAAGAGGTGCGGCCCGCCCGACCTTCGGCAAAGTGGGGGCGGGCCGTTTGTGTGCGTGGACCCGTGTGGTCCCGCCGGAGCCCGCCACGAGGACAGGCACCAACGGGGCCCACGGGGTCAGGAGGAAGGCTTGACGACCACACCGGCCTCGTCGGCGAGGCGGACGTGCATCGGCACCACGGGACGCGGCCAGCGAGCGACCGCCACCAGGAAACCCACCCAGCCGAGGGTGAGCGCGGCAGCTTCCACGGGGGAGAGGGAGGACAGCGAGAGACGGAACGCCTCAAGTGCGGGTCCTGTCAAGCTCGTCCACCACGTAGAGACGTGGGGGAGCGGGGGGTATATCGTTTCCATCGGGTTCAACTCCTGGTGTCGTCAGGGTGTTGGGCCAAGGCCCCGGGTGAGCGTTTGCAGCGCTCCCCGGGGCCGCTTGCGTTCGTGCGTCTGTAGTGCGTCAGAAGATCGTCAGGCCCTGTCATCTGATGTCAGCTACTGGCAGGAACGCGGATGAAGTTTTCGCTGATCAGGCGGTGTTTTAAGCCTCTGACCTGCGACGACACTAGAAGCTGATTTTCCCGATGACCCACCACGTGGAG